ACGAAGTTTGTATGTTTCATTCCAAGTCCTTTTGCCCGCGCATTCATTTGTTTTACAAATTCTTGTTCATTACCGCAGATACATTCACTCATAGTTACACATGCATCGTTTAATAATAGGAGACATATTATTTATTTGTTTCGTATGGGTTTTTGAATCGATAATGTATCTTTATACTACCATCATTATATACATCAATTCTTTCAATTAGCTCTACAACTATTGCTCTGGTAAGTGTATCAACATTAGCATATTCAGAAAACGTATTAACCCACTGTTTATATTCTTGATCTACTTTGTAGGCATTTTTCTTTTCTTCTTCCAATGCCTTAATTTGTTTCTCTAAATCTTGCAACTCTCTATTATATTTTTCAGTATATGACTTATATTCGTCAATTGAGATCAACTCGTCTATGTAAGCTTCATAAGTTTTATGTTTATGTTTTTTAATTTTTTCTACTCTATCACATATATCATTGAAACTCATATCTATTTGATGCTCGCGTTCATTAACGATATTCATTTTCTTCAACTCGTCTACATCATTATCAGACAATATTTTACGAGCTTCGCACTTTATAGATTTTAAAACTGCTCGGTACAAAACGTCATATTTTATGTGGTGACTATTACACCCAGCTTTGGTACCATGTCTCTTATAAGTCGAGCACACGTATCCTTCAAAAAAATGTTCTCTGCGACGATTATATGATCTATTCATAGTATGGTTACAATCAGCACAGTACAACAAACCAGAAAAAATGCCGATGTATTTCTGCTCAGTATTGACTTCCTTGGTTCTTATTTTTTGTAGTTCTTTTGCTCTGTCAAATATTTCCTTCGATATAATAGGCTCATGAGTGTCTTGAACAATTATCCACTCAGACCGTTTGGTTGGCTTTGTAGTTTTGTCTTTATAGGATATCGTGTTCGATTTGTTTTGAACCATATTCCCGATATACATTTCATTATTTAGTATCTGATGTATTGTTTGGTACGACCATAATTTAGTTTCAGCTTTAGCATTAGCATTGTGGTAATTTAATCCTAGCACTTCACGCTTATATATCGAAGGAATCAAGATACCGCGTTCACTTAAAATACGTCCAATCCTACTTTTTCCACAACCTTGTAAATATAGTTTAAATATCTCTCGAACTACGTCAGCGGCATACTGGTCTATTATTAGGCGATTATGGTTTTCTGGGTCTTTTATATATCCGTATGGGCATGATGGTCCAAGATATTGTCCATCTTTCATTTTAGCTCTAAAAGAACTTTTAATATTCTTAGACAAATCTTCGCAATACCATTCATTAACGAGTCCGTTGATTTGTCTAGCTTTTTTATTATTTACATCAGCTGTATCTGTGCCATCAGCAACTCCTATGAATCGGATACCGAGTATTGGGAAATTATGATGTAGATATTTTTCGATATGCTCCATATTACGTGAAAAGCGAGATTGTGTTTTTGCTATAATTACTGAAAACTTACCGAGTTTTGTGTCTTCAATCATACGCTCAAAGTCTGGGCGATCGTCATATAATCCGCTCTCGTTATCATCAGAGTATATGTCAACTATTTGATAATTATGTTCTAACGCATAGTCGGTCAACAGTAATCTCTGATTTTTGATACTAGCACTATCATCTCCTTCTGATAATTTGTCTTGATCTTCTTTTGATAATCTAAGGTATAACACTGCTTTTTCCATATTCTGATTCTCCAATCTCTAAAATGTTATACCCCATATGATATTGTACATAAATACTAACACCATACAGGGTATTTTTCCATCATTTTCGGCTATTTTTTATAATATTCTTCATACATTCCAGCAGTGTTTTATTCCCGTACACCACTTTAACCTTAATATCTTTTTCTTCTTTATTTTGCATGTGGTATCCTTTCTTTTTAGTAATGTATATGTGCTCCTCCTTTCTTGCATTCATAATACAAAACCTATTTGTAACCTACATACGGGATAAAAAGAAGAGAGTAAGTTTCATTTACGATACCTGCTCTCTTCCATTTTGAATTATTTCTTAATCAAATATTCTTGTAGGTCGTCTCTGGCTTCTTTCATTTTGTCTATTCCGTTACCGGTTATCTCATGATTGATTATCACCAGCATACATTTAAGAATCATCTGATTAGAGTTCTCAACCTCTTTCAAACGAATGTTATCGTTATCGAGAAGATGATCATGTCTATCTACTTCTGCTCGCAATTCGTCATTCGGTCTTTTAGCTTCCTTAACTATTTTCCATAAAGCAGCCAAAGCTCCTACGAATGTACAGAACCAGATAATCTGATCTGTTGAAATTGTAAAGTTCATTAGACTTTCTCCTCATTTGTATCGTTATTTCTACCTTCAATGAAAGCTTTAAACTGCTGATGCAATCCTGTAGAAGATAGTCCCATAAGTGCACCAAACACAATTGATTCGACTGACACGCCTGATACTACTGCATTTAGAACAGCTCCAAATACAGCAAGGATTACCGGAATATCGTCGTTCGGGATCTTTTTCAAAAAAGTAGCGTGCTTAATGCAGTATCCAACTACAAGGCACGCCACTACTACTACGAGTACATAATATTTAGTTAACATTGTAAAATCCATAATTTATTCCTCCTGTAAAATCTTTTCAACATTTTCACGTATTTCTTCTGGTACGTCATCAATTGTAATAGTACCTCTTTTAATACGCCTAACGTAGGCATTAAGTATTGCTTTGTTTGTCATTGTTTACCTCCAGTATCTGTTCGTATAAGTAGCATACTGCATCATCCAAATCAGCTGAGGTATTCTTCAAAGCAAGATTTTCCTCATACAATGCACATATAGCGTCGTCCAAATCTGCGATGATAATATCTGTTGAAGCTGCTTCGCGTCGGGCTATCTCAGCCATTTCTTCTTCTGTATACTCTACAAATACTTCTACAGTCTCATAATCGTCATCGTTCCATGCGAATTTTGTTATATTATCGATCGGCATAGCGTCTTTTTTGATACGTACCTCTGATGTGTAGTAGCCGTTTGTCATTTCTTCCACCTGCCTCTTATATAGAATGTAAAGTACGTCTCAATCCCACTCGTTTGTTGTACCGGACACATAACATACCCTTTTGGAGCTGCTGTTGTTGTACAACGATTGGCAATTTGAAACGAATAGTTACCTCCAGGCGTTTGAATATCTACAAAGCCCTGTGGGTCATCTTGGAAATCGCCGGTCTGTATAAATGTAAATGGTAAAGCATATCCACCTTGTAAAGCCTGGTAGTAATATACGTTCCCCCATTTCGTGTCAGTAGCTACCTTATTTGATGCGGTACACCAACATTCAGCAAAACCACTATTCCATTTACGATATGTCCAAATACCGGATCGTCCTTGCGCTATAACATAATCGTTAACTGGGTTATTTCCTATTGTTAGTCCGCCGACGGTTGCATTCTTATTAACGGTTAATGTGTCTCTGATTCTTGTAGCCCATTTCACATCGAATAGATTATCTGTATCTGCCGGCTTACCAATAGCTACGCCTTTTCCACCTGATTTAAAATCTATAGTAAATGCGGCTGCACTTAGTGGATATGTCGATGCACTTGTGCCTTTCTTAAAGTCGATGATTGTAATCTGTATATTATACTGATTATCGACTGAAAGTTTATTATCACCAATTACTACACTGGATGTTCCTTTATTACCAGATGCTGTTACAGCGGTGTTCGTAAACGTTGTGCTGCCAATAGTCGCATAGCCCACTGTGATTGAACCTATCGGATTGGAGCCGATTATTTGGCAGCACTCCCAATTGAATACTACTTTGACATATGTACCGTAGCTATTCAAAGTGCCATCTGAATTGCACCGTGCTAATGAAATATTGTTTATTTTTGGAGACCAATAAGCTAATTCCCAAACAGCATACAATGTCACACTACTATCTGTATAATACGAACCACCAGCCGTATACTCAGCCGATACAGCCGACTTATTAGGCGACCATCCTTTAAAAGTATAGTTTGGTCTGGTTGGTTTAGTTCCTGACAACGTCAATGCTTGTCCGAAAGTCTTTGTTTGTGATCCAGGTGCTCCAGAGCCTCCGTTTGCATTATAGGATACTGTGTAGGTGTTTATTTTCCATTGTGCGAAAAGCGTTATACTCTTAGTATAAGTCCATGTCCATGGCTTGTTAATATAATTTGTCCAACTAGTACCGCTACCGTTCGCTGCTTCGTTCCATCCGGTGAACGTATGTCCTGTTCTTTTAAACCAGTTAGCTCTCGTCGTATATGCACTTTTATATTGCACATAATCAGTGTATATGTCACCTGATCCACCATTAGCGTTATAACTTACAGTCCATTCCCACGTGACAGCATTTAGTGTATATGTTGTACTAGCACTAACATAGGAAGGGCTTACACCAGTATTAATGCCTGCTGATATGGAAATTGTTTTAGCCAGTCCGCTTTTGTCCATTGTAACTCTGAACGTCTTTGTGCCGATATTAGCCCATTTCATTCCTTGTCCGTTAGCACTTGGTACAGAGAATGTCGCTGTTCCATTTTGAGTTTGTCCATCACATGTTATACTATATGATGCACCGTAACCGTTTTTACCACCATAGTTGAATCCTATTTGGAAATTTACAGTAACATCGTATTGGTGGTGCTGTAAAATATCTCCTGGCGCTGGTGTACATGTAACACCTAACCACCCTTCTGCAGCCATTTTGAAATCACCTCCATACTAGTCCGAGATTACCGTTTCCTCGGACTTCCCATACAAATCGTCCAATCTTCAAATTCTGAACGACTGTCGAGTTTGTAATATATAATTCATTGTTACTTATGTAAGCTACTTCAACGTCATTGAGCATGAAGCTGATACGACTTTTAGTAAGCTTAAGCTCATATGCATCTTGTCCTTCTTCTCTCGTTGCTCCGAGAACTAAATTACCGTCGGCATCGAAACGCATCCAGTTACCTACTTCTTTTTTGTATGAAGTAAGATCACCATTGAGCTGTGTTAACTGATTAGTAAGTGTTGTGAATTCTACCTTGAAATCTCTAGCGGTAAGAGTTGCTATTGCATCACTGTTCTGCTTAATTGTGGTTAGAGCATCTGATAAGGCTTTATCCAGCTGGTTAGCACGGTTACCTATCTCTGTGACGGTCTCTGTTGAAGCTTTTAGAGCAATCTGGTTGTTTGTTGTCTCAATACTTATCTCCGCCTGTGTAATACGGGTTTCAGCAGCATCGAAACGATTATCGATGTCTTCAGGAGCAGGCGTCCAGTCTGTTGCTTTGTTGCCTTTTTCTAACTTAATGTTAGCTACGGCAATAGGTACACCATTAGGGGAAGTTGAAAACGATATTGTTCCGTCAGGTACCGTGGCCGTACTTGTTATAATACCGGTATATCGTTTCCATGTTGTTGATAGTACATGTGATGTACCATTATCTAATAGCGAACGACTTGGTGTAATACTTGTCTTTGATATATCAGATGGTAACAGACACAAATTACTGTATGAATTGGTATAGTTTTCACTTGATGCTGTTCCGGTATTATTTGCATATATCTTAAGTCTATAGTATTTACCGTTTGCAGCCGTAAAAGTAGTAGCATTTACGATAGTTCTATTTGTAAACGCCGAGTCTGTTGCTTCGTCTATACTGACAAGCCCATTCTTGTTTGTACTAGAAGATGTATACGTTAATTTATAATTAACTCCTGGGACGACTATATCAGTTATATCAATAGATATGAATGCATAGCCCGGTGGCTTACTGCATTGTAAAGATATAGATGTGTCGGAAGATACGGTTGTTTTTTGAACACCGGTTGGCGTACTTAGTTTCATTTTGGTCAGCTGTATAATTGTTGATACTATACAAGCTTCAAAACTATAGGCATAAGTTTGCCCCGTTACCCAAAGATTAGTAACGTTCTGATAAAAACGTTTATTTGCAGATCCGTTGGGTATCACTCTAAGATAATGCCCGTAAGTCTTACTATTGCTGATACCGGCTGATACGCCATCCGTTCCCCAATTGTTAAAATCATTATTAAAATTACTATTTCTGATGAGATTTCGTCCGCCAACTTGTATACTATCAGGAGTACTGCCAACCGAATATATGGTCGATGTTCCATTATCAGTATATGTGATGACAGTTTTCGTCCAAAGAAATGGTTTACTTGCACTGGTTGTTGGAATTGATGTAGACCAAGTACCAGTAGGTGCAGATGTTCCTGAACTTCCAGCTTGATATGTGATGGCGGTTGACTTAACACCTTTACCAGCAGCACCAGTATTACCTATCTTACCTATAGAATATGATGTTGATTTTGAATTATCAGTATAAGTAATGATGGTTCTTGTCCATAAAAAAGATCCAGCTGATACTGTTGGAATTGATGTAGACCAAGTACCAGTCGGAATCGTCGTTCCTGATGTACTCGCTTGATACGCAATCTCGGTTGATTTAACACCTTTACCAGTCGCACCAGTATCGCCTTTTGCACCCTGTGGACCCTGAGGTCCTGTTGCTCCAGTATTACCTTTGTCACCGTATACGCCGATGACACGTTTAGTTGTGTCTAATGTGGAGTTATCAGTATAGGTAATAGTTTCATAATTCCACAAGTATCGGTTTGTAGCAGTCATAGTCGGCACGGTCGTTGACCATGATGTAGGTGCTGCAGTATTTGATGCTGATACGGCATAATGTTCTGTTACTGACTTAATTCCTTTACCAGTAGCTCCGGTGGCACCGGTATTACCTTTATCACCATATGCTCCTATAATGCATGGGGTGGTTGTACTTGCAACACTTCCGTCAGTGTATTTAATTACCTCATAATTCCACAAATATTTCTTACTAGTACTAACTGACTGTACAGTTGTCGTCCATCCTGAGGTACTAGTAGTCACTCCACTAGACGAGGCTGTGGCTAAGTAATAATTCACAACTGAGCCAATACTTTTACCAGCAGCACCTGTTGCACCTTTTTCACCTTTAATCTTGCTCCACGTATAAGCTGATACACTCGCAGGATCAGTTTCGTTAAAGTCTGTACACTGACCGATGTAATCACCTGTTGTCTCACCGTTGTTAGCAGTAAATGTCTTACCGCCATCGTTAGAGTACTTAATGTGAAGATAAGAAGTCTTACCGTTAGAACCATTCGTTCCAGGAATACCTTTATCCCCTTTTGCACCCTGTAAACCTTGGAAACGGTACCATGTGTATTTCTTAGGGTCATCTGAATCGGTAGCTGTATAGTCTACGTATGTTCCTATGTAGGTATTAGGTGTTTCAGACATCTGAGAAGCTGCCGTAGGGGAAGCTACAGACGAATACTTAATGTGGAAATAAGATGTTTTACCGTTTGTACCAGCGATTCCCTGTTCACCTTTAGGACCCTGTATTCCCTGTAATCCTCGTGCTCCTTGATCACCTTTTTCACCTTTTGATCCCGTTACGCATATAGCTTCTGTAGTGGTTGTTGTATTATCGGTATATGTTATGATAGATCTTGTCCAAACGTAAGTGTCATTTTCCCATCCAGGATAAACTCCACTCCAAGAACCTCCAGCAAGGGATGATGATGACGTAGATTTATAATACTCTTCTACGATCGATACGACACCTTTACCAGCGTTACCTGTGTTTCCAGTTGCTCCGGCAATACACACTCCATTTTGATTTGGAGAGTATTCAACGTTACCTGTATTATATGTAGTTACTGTACGACTCCACATATACTTGCCGTTAACCCAAGAAGGGGCTAATGTACTCCATGATCCTCCTACTGTGGATGTAGCTGAAGTTGATAAGTAATATTCAACATCTACAGACACTATCGTTTTTCCGATATCTGTTTTGATGTCATCGATTTCTTCAGAAAGTGTCTTTTTACTAGACGAGAATCGTACGTTATCGGCTGCTATTTCCAAACGCCACATTCCGTTCGAGTCTTTATAATACTTCAAATAAGAATCAGCATCGCCAAATGAGACCTGCCCGTCTTTGTCGAGATAAATACCGCGAACAGCTGTATCAGGATGGTCTTTAACCCCTGAATATATTGCGGTTTCATTAATATTAAAACCAGCTATAGTAGCGCCAAACGCAACCAAATCGTGTATGTTGACTTTCTCTGCTGTGATAGATTTGGCAGTAATTATTGAGCCATTTAAACTGTTGTAATCTGTCTGTTCAGCGGTTGTTTTCATACCGTCCGTATTAAGTTTATAGTAAAGACCGTCAGTTCCCTGTATTACCAATTTATCAGCTTTTACAGTACCACCTTCAATCAGGTCACCAATGATAGTCACTCCGACCAATCTGCCGCTAACGCTTGTATCGCCAATGACCAAATCCTTAATAATACCAGATGTAGCATAGAAATGTTCTATAGCCGCTTTTCCGATATTTGCAAAATCAATCTGAGCGTACTTAATATCAGCTTCTTTAGCACTTAACTTATCAGCATCAAGTTTTTTTATACTGCCTTCTACTGCTGTAAGTTTATTGGTAGTGGTCTCTTCAAACTTAGCCTGTTGACCAGAAATCTCCCCTACTTTTGCATTAGTAGCTTTAAGGTTTTCTACAGTTGCAAATTTGACATTGGCTACTTCAGCATCGAGTTTTTTAACCTTTAAATCATCGATTTCAGCTTTCGCCGCGGTCAAATCATCTGCATTAGCTTTCTCAACTTCTAATTCCTTAATCTTAGCTGTTGCTGCAGATAAATCCCCTATCTCAGCCTTGTCGGTTTGAAGTTTCTTAATATAACCCTCGTTAGCTTGTACTCGATTAGCAAGTACTGTATCAAACTTCTTAATCTCTTCCACGCCATCACTAAGGTCATCAAAGTCATCGGATCTAACAGACGGGGATGATGTGTTGCCAGTCACTGTGGCCGTATGGTTCTTAATAGATACCGCTACTCTATCCCCAACATTCGTATTAGCAGTTGTTGAATCAGCACTCGGACGTTCATCATCAGAAAGAGGTGTTAACTGATCTGATCCATCAAGCTTAACATACTTGTTACCGTTACCGTCTGATACAACGACGCCATAAATTGTGGTTTCAGCACCTTGATTCTGCCTCTTGTCCTCGTTGATAACCTTGGCAAATTGTGAAATAATATCATAGGATAATTCCACGTATTATCACCTCCATAATTTAGATGTAAAAGTTGCTGTTTCGGAGACCGGACAACCTTGTGTACAAGAAATAGACTGACTTATAACTTTAGCTTTGATATTGCTCATACCCGCTTTGGAATAATTCAGTAGTACACAGTCACCAACTCTTACCGGACAGTAGGCGTGTTTGTAACTTATCTTGTATTCAATTGTTGAAAGGGATTTTAGTAATCGATCGGCATAATCTTGAATCTGGTCTTGAGTAACGTAACCAGCGAGATTTGGTTGTGTATCTCTGTAAATAATTTCTCGACCTCTATTTTGAATTGAAATAGGGCTATTAATGTCTTCATTCTTAGCAACAGCTTGTTTGTAGTCGTTACCATATGAATATATGACTTCAACAACATTTGGTATCCCGTATAGGTCGTGATTCATTGTGATATCGGGGTATAGAATTGAACTATTGTCATCATTGTACGTCCACACGGGCTGTAGTGATTCGATATCTTGCTTTGGTACGAATAGTATTTCTCCACGCTCAGTTAGACCTAATTCGTATTTGGCATTAGCGATAAGATCAATTACGAAGCTTAACCAAGTGTCGTCTGTGTTAGCAACAAAATCTTGATAAAGTTTAGGGGATGTATCTTTAAGCCCACCTGTGTCGTCTTTTTCGTATGTTGGCTCTACTTTTGCTACTGGAGCTCTCGCATTCTCTGAAACAATTCGATATGCAGTGTCCATGATATTAGAACCTTTGCGAATTGTATATCCAAGCGGTGGTTTTTTCTCCTTAAGTTCGATTAACGTCGTATAGCAATCCATCGATACGTCTTTTACGATACCGTCGAAAGCTGTCTTCGGTGTCTGACATAAAACTGTACCTAATGGGAACTTTTCTGTAATACCATTTTGAATTGTTTTAAGATAACACCGAATGTAGCTTTCTCCGATTGATTTCGTGGCATCAATAGTAGCTGAACCTAATGTCTGAACGTCACTATCACGATCGAATGAGCTTCCTGTAATGATATCAATCTTCTTTATATCAGCTAGAGTAGTCGGTTCTACAGTATAATACTCGAACGATTGATCCATTGATTTTGTCCAGTCTGGCATCTTACATTCCTCCTTCTACTCTAGTAACGTCAAGTGATACTGGTATGGTCAACTCTCTATGAGTTTTGCTGAATGATACCTTTACATTTGCCCAATATCCAAGTCCAGACGGTTCACGAACATAAACATCACCTGCCCAAATAGACAGTCTCCGCAACGCGTATATGGTTTCGGCGTCTTCAGCGTCGATTTCAACGTTCCAATTCGATGTTTCTCCGAGATGTGTACCGTAATAGCTTACCGGATGTTTTCGTCCAGCGTATTCGATCAGTTTAACTTCAGTTTGTCTTTTATCATCAGTATCGATGTTATATGGTAATAGAAGCATTGAGCCTGACCAATCTGGAACATCCATTTCAACCGTATCGGTTGTGTCAAATATTTCCCACGCTTCATCCCATTGAATGACTACTGCTCCTCCATCGATTTTGTAGCCGGGCATATCATAGAAACTAATAGCTCCAGTGTACATATCTTTTGCTACTAATCGATATCGAGCATAATCAAGCGATGGATGTGGGTCAGTTACAGCTGTTTTGTTGTTTGGAATATTCGTGGCGATTTCTGTGAAACTACCATCATATTCTCTGCGATATACAGCTAACGTCAGGTCTTCTATTAGACTACCTTTGTCATTTATGCAATATGGACTTATGATTGCTGTGAATGCTTTCTTATCGACTGTAATATCAGCATCGATTTTATATGCCACATCTTTCCATTCGACTGTGAACTGATGTGACTGTTCGACAGTAAGCCCGTTATTCATATTCACTGTGCAATAAACCGTATAGTTAATTCCTGTTTCGAGATCTATGTTATTAGCGGACATCTCAACTACCAGTGTTTCTGAAGTATCGAAATACTTAGAATATACATCGTCACCTTTATTCACAATTCTGTTCTTTCCAGTATCATCTACAGTTTCATATTGACTGCCAGCAGCGACTCTCAAATGATATCCGACTGGTTTCTGATATTCATAACTTGATAGCGATACATGTCCGCGAATATAGAACGGGAACGATTTTAACGTAGTAATGAGTGTACCTCCGCCAGCTAAATCGCTTGTCATTGATAGATTCAACGTCGGTCGTTCATAAATATAAATGGTACGTTCAACAGACCACGCCGTATTACTAAACTCATCAGTAACACCTGCTGTCCGTACTTTCCACTGTACTTTGGCATTCTTGAATTTAACGTGGCTGGTATTCAATGATACTCTTAGCTGTCCTTTATACGATATGGATGTGCCATATGTAAATTCAGATTTGTCTTCTTTTTCGCCAGTTGTATCGTTTGTGGTATTCTCAAATATGAATGAACGCCAATCGTCATTTCCTATTTTGATACTTAGCTCAGCATGAGACTGCTTAGAATTATCAGTAGGATTATGTGTCCAATTCAACTCCAATGATTCACCGACGAAAGCTGAGCTTGCCGACGACCATGTTGTAGGTGCTGCCGGTGGTGTTCCAATTGGTATTGTTACACTATCTGTAGGGTCTGATGTACCATAGCTATTGACCGCACGTACCCGGAAGAAGTAATCATGACCATTATCAATGTCTGTTATTTCAACCGATGTTCGCTTGTCTTCGGTGCTAACAGATTTAATGTTTCCCGAACCGTTATCAAAGTCTGTTTTTACGGTTGTGTATTCGATTGTATATTTTGTAGCATTAGATACGGAAGTCCATTCCAAATAAGCAGAAATAGAGCCGTCTGTACGTTTGTTTCGTCTGTATGACGTTATACTATTTGGTGCTGACGGTTTTGTACCAACCTCACTCGAAAAGTCTGACCATGCACTTACTGCACCTTTTGAGTTGATAGACTGGGCTCTTACTGTATATGTCGAACCAGGCTCTACTGTATACTGGTATGATACATAGTTAGTTTCTTTGTTGATGTTGATCGGACTTGATGTATGTATACTCGACGTATTGTCTTTTACAATGTTAAATTTAATTCTGTCAGCGTCGATAACATCAGCCTTAATATTTGAGATACTAATTGTTAAAGTTAGATCATCGATCTTGACGCTCGGTACACTTGGTGTTAATGGAGGATTGTTACTGAATTCATATACTTTATATCCAGACCATTGTGCTCCACTCCAGTACGGAACCTCGTTACCGTTTGAATCTTTGTATGTAGCTGGTACGGGTTTAACTTCAATACTTACTTTTGTAGCGTCAGATGATGCCGTATATTCACCGTAACAATAAGCATCTTCATAACTCTTTGTAGTACCTTCATTCGTGATTATCCATTTACCGTGTTTGTAATCCCACCAACGATACATGAAGTTGGCAGTATTTGGTCTATTAAATGTCCAGGATGCATATACGGCACGGTTCTTACTACTTGTTTCGTTAGCTGCCTGCAATGCCAGAACGTTAACGACTGCTTGTGTCGGATAAGTTGGACTTGGAGCAGGAGTTGATCCACCGCCACCGCCTCCGGAAGAACCTGAAGAGCCCGATGAGGACCCTCCAGATAATTTTAATACTTGACCAACATATATCAGGTTTCGGTTTTTGATACCGTTTAAAGATACTAATGTATTAATCTTTTCGTTTCTATTACTACCTGAAATACTAGACCCATACGTTCCACAAATACCCCATAAGGTATCGCCACGTTTGACTGTATATGTTGTTATAGCCATGGTTATCTTCTCCTCTCGATGTTAGCAGCTCGTACAAGTGTCTGAATGGCATCTGCTACATTACTGCCATCGTCATAGGTAATTCCGTTAAGATTGTATGTATTCACGTTAGTTGTTCCAATGTCCTTCCGTAAGCTGTCAATAGCCTTGATAACATCAGTATTGAATCTATTTTGATTTATAACATCCGCTGTATTAATAGGAGCAATTCCGCTCGTTGATAAGCCTATTGTTTTATTGGTGTTTAACAGTCCGTCGATATATCCAATGCCAGAATTTATATCAGACATGTCGAGAACTGGATGAATTGTAATTTCTGGGTCTGCATTAATACCCCAAGTAGCGATATCGTTTACCAGAGTCAAAGCTTCAGTGATACTGTTGCTAGCTTTATTACCCATAGACTTACCAGCCTGATAAACTGATGAAGCCATTTCTTTCATACCAATAACAAGCCCCTCGCCTAACCATCTACCTGCTTTTCGTGTAGCTTTCGAAGGTGAATGGGACTGCTGACCAGCCTTCTCACCTTCTACCGCTTTCCTACCAAGGTTATAGCCAGCTCGATAAGCAGCGGCCTGCTTTGAGTTTATACCTGATACAAGACCTGAGCCGAGATATTGTCCTGCGGTCTGAAAAGAGTAGTAATAGCTTCTGATCTTAGAACCACAATTACTTAACGCGCTTCCTAATGCTGATGTAACTCGTGATGCTCCGTTGTAGATACCGCCAGATAAGGAGTTCATTAGACTTATTCCAGCAGCCATAAATTCAGTTCCGCGAGACGTAATCTTGGTTTTAGCATTTGTAATTATGGTTGTGATTTGGGATAATAACGACGGCGCACCACTCATTACACCAGTGCGCAAATTAGTTGTGATCTGACGACCTGTTGTTATAAAGGTGCTGACTTTCACATTTGTAGCAGATGCAATTCGTGCCATTACCGATGATACAGCTGATATAACACCACCTGATCCAGAATTAACCCCTACGCTCATGCCAAGCATCATTGTCGAACCTGCTGTAGCAAAATATGATTGACGACTTGTTATCGCAGCAATAACAGAAGTCATCATAGTATTGAATGCTTGTTCTATAACGTAGCTTTGACTTAGAACTGTTCCTGATATTGTGGTCATTACAGTAGTCATTGCTGTAGATATAGTAGGACCAGCTGTTGTAAATGCATTAACAAAATTATCAGCAGCTTGTTGTCCTGCTATTGCGAACTGCCCTCCGCTGTTCATAAGGATTCCGGTCGCGCTGTTAACGAGACTACTTACGGCAGTTGGTAATACAGTTTGGGCATTTTGAATTGGCGTAATTAAATTTGACACTATAACATCACCAAGTCCGTTTACGCTAGATACGTTAGACGAAAAGCTTAATAATGATGATGCGAGCACTGATAATCCGGCACTAACAGTTCCGAATTGAACGTCATTCAACTGTTTCATGGAAGTAGATATTGATTCAATACTGCTAACAACATAACTTATATCTTGTATACCTTCAAAAGAACGCACTCCGTTTGCTAGCTTTGATAACTGTTCCTCTATGGTTTCTGGTACAGTCACGTCCTTCCATTTCTTAACGGACAATGCTAGATTACCAATAGGTTCTGTAACAGAATCGAGTGTCCATCCTCCAACAAATGCCGTACTAAACGATTTAATGCCTTTAGCTATACTTTGTAATCCTGATTCAAGATCTTTTGGAACTTCAACATCATTCCATTTCTTTATAGATTTTGCTAAATCTCCGATAGGATCAACTATAGCGTCAAGCGTCCATCCTCCTACAAATGCTGCACTGAATGATTTGATACCATCTGATATTTTCTTCAAATCAGAATCAATATTTTCTGGAACTGTCACGTCGTTCCATTTCTTTATAGAATCTGGAAGCTTTCCAAGAGGTCCAGTAATTGCGTCTATACTCAAGCCGCCGACAAACGCCCATGTAAACGCTTTAACTCCATTTGCTATCTGTGTTAATCCGTCCTCAAGACCTTCAGGTATAGTTACCCCAGACCATTTACGTATAGAATCAGCCATCATACCTATTGCAGGCGCTGATTCACTTAATGCAGATGCACCCAATCCACCAAAGGTAAAGCTCATAATACCAGATGCTAACGAAGATAACTGATTTGACAATCCTTCAGGTATAGTCACATCTTTCCATTTCTTAACAGAGTCGGCGAGTACACCAAGTGGTTCTGCTACTGCTGCAATAGACAATGATCCGAGTATTGAGAACGTGTTAGCTAATCCGCCCAAGGCAAGTTCGCCTAAGGCAGCACCCATAGCAGCCAATCCGTTACTTATCTCGTCCCAACTCATGGAACCGAATTTCTGTAACGCTGTAGCCAAATCATCCAAGCTTTGAACTGCTACGAGAATAGTAGCGGCACCAAGTAGACCTGTTCCTCCACATAAGGTACCAATAAGTCCTGAAATTAGTCCTAGTTCACCAAGAGCTTCGCCCATTCCAGCTAAACCTTTTGCGGTTTCATCCCATGTCATTGATCCAAATTTCTTAAGAGCTTCGGCCAGATCGTCTAAGCTTTGAACTGCTACGAGAATGGTAGCGGCACCAAGTAGTCCAGATATGCCAGCTAATTTGCCAAGTAATCCAGATATAACGGATAGTTCGGTTAATGCTCCGCCAAGTCCAACGAGTCCTTGAGCAATGTTTTCCCAGCCCATTGTTCCTATTTTGTTAAGCGCATCAGCTATATCTCCGAGACTTTGAACTGCTACGAGAATAGTAGTGGCACCTAATAAACCTGAAAATCCTGTTAATTTACCAAGCATTCCTGATACTACTGCTATTTCACTTAGAGCAACGCCCATTCCCGTAAGACCTCTGGCTATACCATCCCACGATATCGAGCCTATTTTTTTCATAGCATCGGCTATGTCAGATAATCCTTGTACGGTCATTAGTATTGTGCCAGCTCCTATAATTCCTGAGAATCCAGCTAATTTTCCGACAAGACCGGATATAAGACCGATCTCACCCAGAGCTTCACCCATTCCAGCCAATCCTTTAGCGATGTCGTCCCATGACATAAATGCAAATTTCATAAAAGCATTAACCATAGCATCTAATCCTGATATAACTATAAGGATTGCACCAGCACCAAATATACTTGAGAAACCGGCTAATTTTCCGACGGCTGTCACTACGGTTGCTATTTCACCTAAGGCTACACCCATACCAGTAAGCCCTTTTTTAATAACGTCCCAATTCATGAAACCAAATGTCTTAAGAGTTTCTGCTATTGTATCAAGTCCTTGGGTTACTATTAATATTGCACCAGCACCAAATATACTTGAGAAGCCTGCAAGTTTACTGATAGCTGTAAGAGATACAGTTAATTCAGTCAACGCACCGCCCATACCTACAAGTCCTCTGGCTATACCATCCCAGTTCATATCACCGAATTTAGCTAATCCTGAAGCAAGCTTATCCAATGATTGAACTGCTATAAGCATACTTACGCTACTTAATATAGAAGCCCCACCGTTAGATTTTCCAAGTTGGTTTATAATACTTGTAAATATCTTAAGAGCAGCTCCCATACCTACAAGACCTCTGGCAATTTCAGACCATGATAATGTTGCAAACGTAGTCATCGCATTACCGAGCATTTCGCAACTCTTGGCTAGTGCTAATAAGGCAATACTGGTAGATGCTGATATTTTGACATCAGAAATGCTTTTGACTCCTACACATAGTGTAAATAAACCAGCACCAGTGCCTACTAATCCTTTGGCTATATCGTCCCATGACAGTCCTGACATTTTCACCATAGCATTAGCAAGTATATTGAGCGCCGCGGCCATAACGACCATAGAGCCAGCTGCTTTGATAATCCCTTTTGTATTATACTTGCTTAAAGTCTTATTCATTGATTTGAAAGATAGATTAAGCATTGTAAATAACGATGCGATTGAAGTAAGGGATTTACCTATATCTTCAACACTTAGATTGGATATCTTATCCATAGCGCCTGCTAATAAGCTGATAGCAAGTGCTATTTCCAACAACGCTGTGGCTTTAATACCAGTGGTAAATGCTTCCAATGAGTCGTGTAGAGAATCAAGAGCATTATTAATTTTCTCAACTATTTGTCCTATTTTACTGTCTTCACCTTTTCCAAATAATTCTTCGATTTTGTCTTTAATTGTTCGAACAAGGCCTATAATTTTCTTTATCGTAACGAAGATACCTCCGCCAATCAGTCCAGCAAATAAGTCGCCTAGAGTGAAGTTTTCTTTTACCCAGTCAACAAATTGTTTAACATATCCACTTATGGTAGATATAACGCTTGTTATAACATCTTTTATCTTCGTAAATACGGTTGATATGTTTTTAATCTTATCCGAAATATAATCGAAGACATTAGATATACCATCTTTCATAGACGCTAACTCATTTAGAAATCCGTCTATGTGGAATTTATTGTTTACGGCCCCAAATACTGAGTCCAATAAATCTAACAAACCGTTAAGTGCCACTGAAATAATACCAACTACTGTACCTAAACCGTTTGTTATATTATCCATTTTGATTTCATCGTTCAATCGCGATAATACATCGCCTATAGCTTCTCCTATGGATAATACATGTTCTGCTAAATTGCTTACTCCACTCGATGTAAGTAATTGAAAGAATGCTTTACCGATACCGCCAATTACTTTAATACCGATAGATGCTATTGAAAAGAGTCCTTCAAACGTCTTCTCGAGTTTTGCTGCAATCGGATCAGACAACGTCATCTTAGCCGTTAAATCTCTAATCCCCTCTGTTATAGCAAGTAACTGTTTTGCTGTAGCCGGAGGAAATACGTAGTTAAAAGCTTCCTTAATTGGAGTAATTATTGATAACAGAGCATTAAACGCATTCCTGAAAGAATCTATCAATGCAGTTCTACCGCCGAGATTAGCCCATTCTTTAACAATAGCATTTCGTGCATCAGATGACTTATTGATAGCATCGCTTAGAACATCACTTACAGAAGTCCACAATTCTTTAGCTTCTTCAAAGTCTCCAATTACATTTCTCCAGGTTTCGGTCCATCCCGATCCTAATGCTTCTTTAAGAGTATCAATCAACTGTGAGAAAGTTTTTACTTTTGTAGCGGCAGCTCCTGCAGTCTTGGCCATATCAGCCATCTGTTTAGCTTGTTCTTCACTGTATCCTTGATCTAAAAACTTTTTAACAGCCGCTTCATATTCTTCTTGTGTGTCAGCTGCAGTTGCAAACTGATCGAGTGTTTGTGTGAGAACTTCTGTAGTCAACCACCCTGTCTGCAACGATTCTCTGAATGAACCTTTAGCATCAATAGCTGCTTGTGCTCCAGTCTTTAGATGTTCAGAAGTTCGTATTAAGGCATCCTGAAATACCTGACCACCCATACCGGCATTAACAACTGAGTTCCAGTCCATAAGTTTTACAGTACCGGCAGCCAATGCCTGTGATAACTGATACATTGCTGTCGATGCCTGTTGAGATGTTGAACCTGATACTGCTGCAAGGTTAGCAATACCTTGGATTGCTGATACTGAAGTATCAAGCTTTACACCGGCTGCTGTAAACGTACCAATATTACGGGTCATTTCCGTAAAGTTATAGATGGTTTTATCAGCATAATGATTCAGCTCATCAAGAGCAGCGTTAACCATTTTGACGTTTGTCCCCTCTTTTTGAGTATTCGCTAAGATGGTCTGTACAGCATTCATCTGAGTCTCATATTCGGCGAAACCGTCTTTTATTGGTTGTGTGGTTATAGCTGATACAATCCTCTTACCAGTATTTAGAGCTGAGTTAGTAATGTTAGCTAATGCTGTGATTGCAATAACTTCCATGGCTGAAAACTTAGCTCGAACTGTTTCGACTCCGTTTGCAAGCGGAGACATATCAACTTTTCTAGCCGCTGTACCTAATTCTTCAAGACTCTTAGAAGAATCTTTAAAATTTAAACTCTTTTTTAGCTTGTCCAAAGTCGACATACTCGTAGCGACATTCTTTTCAAACTGGGCATTATCGAATCGCATTTCAACAATACGTTCGTCAATTGTTCTACTCATATACTGGTAACCTCCTTCCAAGCCTCTTCAGCAAGCTGATCAAATATTGGTTGGATAGCAGGATTAATATAATCGCGCCCTTCAACCCAACCTCCGGTACCAGTACCATGTCCGTACTGTAATATGAGTGCGATGTTAACACCTTTATTGATGTTTGAATTGTAAAATTCGATAGACGTGTAACTTCCAGCTCGCTTTATGGAATATGTCCATGAAGCTGCGGTTTTTCCAGTTTCTGTAGGTGTCGCCGACGCCAGGGCTGCTACCCCAGCTTTTCCGTACTTATCGAGTACACTAACTTTGGCAGCTTCCTTTACTTTTTCGAAATATCGATTCAACTTCGAAAAATCACCCTTTTGTCTAAAACTTATCATTTTGATTCACACCTTTATAAAAACAAAAAAGAGAAGGCTACAATTATCTCATAGTCCTCTCTTTTTAGATTATTTCAATACTTTGAGTTCGTCTAAAATGTCTGCTAAACGTTCTCCGTTCTGTTTTCTTTGATCAATAGCAATCCATTCAGAATTTGTTAATTCTCTACGCAACTTCCAATAATGTCCCAATGAACGATCATAACAATACAATTCTTTTAGATTTTTTTCTTTGTTCAACTTAACATGCTTACTGATTGTTTTTACTCCAAATGCAGTTCCGCTAATTATAGTTGGTCCAACGAGCATAATCACTTCTTTGTTATTGTAGATCCAGTTCGTTACGCCATTGACTTTACGCTGAAATTTCTCTTTTCTTTCACGTCTCTTTGCCTCTTTTTCAAAGTCAACAATTTCAATCTTTTCATTTTTCTTAAACATAATATTTCTCCTCTCATGATCGATTTTTCTCATAAGAGGGTATGTTTGTTATGCGAATAAAAAAGAAAGAGCCTTACTTTTGTAGTAAAGCCCTCCTTGAGTTGCTGTTCGATATGCTATTCTTTATTACGTAGCATTGTTATCAACGCAGTTAATACGTAGGCGCCACCAATTATCGCTGTATGTTTCATTTTGTGAGCTTTCACGATGTCTATATCAATAAGTCTATTTCCATTCTCAAATGTTTTAATAGTTGCTTTTCTTATTAATGGTTCATTCATTTTCTCACTCAATTTCAATACTGGCGATATATAGCTATTACTTTTCTTTGCTCCTGCTAAAAATGCTTTATTAATAATATTCATAATCATACCTTCCTTTCTTTTTCTCATAAAAGGGTATGTTTATTGTGCGAGCTATTGACTTTTAGCACTCGTTGTGCTAGAGTGCTGATAGAAACATTTGTCCAACAGTTTCATAAGGAGGTACATATGAATAATACCAGTGCAGCGTCCACAAAAGATGAACCAACAAAAGAAGATGTTTTATCTGTTATTAAACACGGAATGACTTGTTTATCAGCAGTCGCGATTGCTTACATAATAACAAAACATCGAAACTCACTTAGTATACAGACGCCGCAAGTAAACGTGGCTTTGGGGTATATACCTAACACTGTTAAATTACCTGCTCTTCAAAACTAAAAAGAAAGAGTCCTACCGTTATGATAGGGCTCTTCTTAATTCCTCTGGAGTTATTTCTGTTCCGATGCCTGTTACGATATACCATGACGTTACATATCCCCACTCCACTTTTTTTGTACTATTATTCACAATAAATACTTGAGCATCGTAATTATCATCTGTCTTTAATTTAAACACACAATAATTGTTCCATTTATAAGCCCACAATATATCCTTTTTTAATAGCTCTGATAATGGTGTCGGATCTGTATCGTATAATGATAATTTTCGTTTATCAATATTTACTTTTCGTTCCATAATTTGTCTCCTTTCTTATTAAAGAGCATGTATATTTAGCGGCTATCGCGTTATTTTCTTAATAGCGTCTTCTATTATGTCAGCATTATCTAACCTAGCAATCGTAAGTCCGTCATTTTGTTTGATTAATGACCAGAAATCGCTAATAAAGTCAGGGTAATTAATATCGCAATCTTTATCCTGTCCGTCAAAGAATTTAACAATACCATCCTTTATTGTCCAATTGAAAGCATGTCCACCACCGGTTTTAAGCTGAACTGCACATACTCCAGACGCATTCTTACCGAATTTGTTCACCAACATTTCTGAAGCATCTTTTGGGGATTTTCCAAATTTAACAGCAGAGCCATCAATTATTTTAGCTCCTTTAAAGCAATTCTCGACAACTCCACCCAACATCTGTTGTTTCCCACCTGTATCTCTAGCTGTAACATCATATCCTTTGGTTCGCAAATATGACACTACACTACAAAAAGTACAGTTGTTTTTATACGTTGGGTTACCTCTGTTAGGATTTACATTCTTTATAGTATCCGCTAATGTTTCTGGTTTGGATAACTTCTTTATACCATTACTAACTGTCTTGGCTGTAGAAGCATTCTTTAATAAATTATCAACTTTCTGATCGCCGATTTTTGTATCTCCAGCTTTCTTTTTGAGTAACGTTTCAGTCTTACTTTTACCAATGTCAATGTAGTTATCCAGTTTACCGGACTTAACCAAGCGATATGTACCGTACGCTGCTAATGCAGTAACTGCAACAGTTGCTCCTATTTTGATTGCTTTCTTCTGCTTATCTGATAAGCCTCTCTTTTTATTATCATTATCTGAGGAATCTTTGTCAAGACTCTTTCTCCATCTGGCTTTCTTTTCTGAAGTGGAATGATCGGAAGCGCCTAATGGATATGGCGGTCCATTTTTCTTACCCCACTTTTGTCCTAATATACCATGATGTTTGAGATATGCATAATTGGCAGTTCTCGTTATTAATACTTCCATAACTACCTCCTAATGTCTGTTTACTTCATCCCAGGCATAATCAGCCCATGTCCATCCATCATGTATATCGGAATATTTCTTATTACCGGTTTTCTTTAAAGTTTGTTTGGATATACGTTTTCCAGTAGCAACGCTCGTCGTGTTCATCAATGAGTTAACTGTAATGCTACAGCTACTGCTGTATTAGCTATAGCTACCGCTTTTCGCATATTATTTAGTCTTTGCTGTCTTTTAATTGCTTTATTTGTTACAGATTTTTCGAAGGTTTTTTGCTATTCGAAACGCCTGGGTCTCTTTTCCGTCGTACACCCCATTTCATACCTTTAACACCATGATGATAGAGTTCGTTAGTCATAGGTTACCTCCGCTTATACAACTTCAATCTGTACAGCGTCAATTGCATGACCGTAGACCCCAGCATAGCCATTAGAGCCTTCACCGTAGTCTGTTACCCATGCAAGCCAGCCATCTTCTTTTGTATGAACACGGTACTTCACGTGTCTGCCTTTTACGCCATCTATGCAGAACTGCAGCCCGTCGATCTCGCTCTTGCATGTACCTGCGAAAGTATCACCGCTGTTGTCTTTGTTGTAATCGGTACGCCATCCGAACCAATAACCACCTTTCTTATGTGCACGATATTTCAGATATCCCGCAATAGCAGCATCACCTTTAGTTTTTGCTCTGAAACCAAGCATAGGATGACCTAATGCGCCGGAATATCCGTTAGCATCTTTCGTGTTGTAATTTGTTACTTCTGAAAGCCAACCGATACCGCTAGCGAACACCTGATGGACCACATTGATCTTTGTCGTTGATTGTGCTGGTATTGTTGGAACTGGAGTGTGTTTAACAGATGGTGTAGAGCTTGAATGTTTTACGGTCGCACCAGTAATTCCAGCAACAATAGCTTCGGCACATTTATCAGCATCCCAGTGGTTGTAATCATCTTTATCGTCGACGAAACAACACTCAACAAGAAGTGCTGGTGCTTTAGTATTGTTAAGGATGTATAAATTGTGAGTGTATTTTGAACCACGGTTTGTAATACTAAGAGCTGTGGAGATGCTATCGCAGATTCGGTCTGAGATTGCTGCTGTTTTGTCATTGTAATTCCATACTTCTACTCCGCCGGTCTTTTCATCACCTGAAGGGTCGTTACGCCCGGAGTTAAGATGGATAGAAATGTCAAGATCAACATTATGGACGTTACATTTATTCTTAATGTTGTTAAGATTCTGCCCCTGAGTTCGTCCGGTATCATCTGTACAGTCATAAACAGTATGTCCAGCGGCTCTAAGTAACTCGATAACTTTATTTTTAACTTTACGGTCTTCATTTACCTCGTCTAGGAATCCTGATGCTCCTCTACACTGAAGTGAATGCCCACCGTGTACGTTGTATATAGACATATAGCATGTCTCCTTTCTTTATCCTTTTGAATTGAATCGTTTTCGATTAGCAGCATTTATGGCCTTGTGATCGCGAATAATATCAGATGTACTTCGTTTATTACCTGGCGTTCTATAGCTTGTACAAACATGAATTAGCGTCAATAAACGGTTCAGATGCCATTTCTCGAATTCGACAGGTATGCCGAGTTCAATCATTTGGTAATAAATCTCTTCGTTCGTAATTTTTTTGTTTCTACTGCCTTTGTTCTTATCTGAAAAAGTAGTAGCGGTCATTGGTTTGTCTATGTACTCATTAACGACTCTGATATGTTCGTTTGTGATACATCGATATACATTGGGGTTAACGTTAGGCGTTATTGTCATACATTTAATGTAATCAATGGTTTGTGCCTTTGTTTTATACCGTGTATTAATAAATGGTAGTTCCCAATTTGATTCCCATTTTGAAATTGAGATAAGTGAATGCTCTAAAGTTAATACCGTTCTATCGATGTTTATAAACTCGCCTGTTCTATCGTCGAACAGCTCTGTTTCTGGAATTATTAGCTTAAGCATTGACTCACCTATTCTGTTTAGACAGCAGCAATCATCGTTTCTTTAGACTCATCGAAATTTTTTGGCATAATACCATTAACAAATGCCGATGCTGCTTCAGCATTCGTAGCTAATTCCATGAAAAGCTCTGAGTATGCTTCAGTCTGTGAGAATGCTTCTCTATTCTCTTCTGTTTTGATGAAACGTCTACCATCCGGACTCTTTTCACCATAAGCTGCAAGAACAAGGTCTTTGAAAATTTTCACAAGTTTTGGTCCATCCTGTGTATTAACGATCTTCTGAATCATTTCAGCAAGTCCACCTGTTGTGCTAAGTTCCATCTCAGTAACTTCAGCCTTGGACAGGTTAAAATAAAAGTCTTCAGTTCTCTCGTTATCGTTGTAGTCTGTGTAAGTGATAGTTTTCTTTAACATGTGTATACTCCTTTCATATAAACAAAGACCCCACCTGTGACAGTGGAGCCTCTCGTTGATTTCCATTTTGAATTTTATGGTTTATTATGCTGCTGCGTCTTTCATGAGTGTGATTACTTCTGCTGGGAGTGGAAGTTTCGATTCAGCCTCGTCTGTTCCATACAGCATATCCTCAAGTTTCTTAAGTTTAGTTTTGTCGGCCTTTGTAGAATCAATAGTTACTGTAGCTGTTGGTTTGGAGTCAGCTACTTCTACAGGTGTTGTAGACACTGACCAAGACATTGTTCCGGCCTCAGGGCTATCGTTTACAGTTGCGTGACCATGCTCGGACGGAGCTGCAAGACATCCGTATACGAGGTGTAACTTGTAGCCGTGATCGTTTCCATCTACATCGTTACCAATCAGACTTCTATACGCAAGTCCGAACACTTTACGTTTCTGCTGTCCAATTACTACTCCTGGAGCAATTTCTTTAGATCCGTCACACTCCTCGAATTCGTCCGGGTATGTGTAAGCTTCGATTGTTGCTGCGAAATCCTCATTTGAAATCAGGTTAAGGTATTTACCGTTATTGGCATACAGAGCTGTTGGTTCTGCTCCTGATGGACTCTCATTTACAGCTGTGATACCATTCCAGGCTACGCCAGCTCCATACTGTCCTGTAGATTCCATAGGGAAAAGTACTACTTTATCAACACCAGTTTCATAGAGTCTTTCTCCAGTCTGGTCCCATTTAAGTTTAGACATATGTGTTATCCTCCTATTATTAGAAATATAAAGTGAATGTATCGTGGTAGAGATTGTCCGCCTTGTACGTTCTATCTTGTGAACAGAGTGGCAGTCGCAGTAATTTATCTACTACTGGATGATCCGGTCTGTTATGTATAACAGTGATGTCATAACGATTGGTTAATTGATAAACTGCATTAGAAGCATGTTCAATATTTGGTAAACCCTTGCTATACACAATAGCCGGATACTTCATCAATCTGTCTTCCGGTCGGTTGTAATATACTTCTTTAGAACCAAGTAGTTCTTCTAATTTACTCTGAAGTTCCAGCCGTGTTCCCATGGTATACACCTCCAACCGTAAGTATTAATCTTGGGTACTCTACTTTTACGTCTGTGACTTTCCATAAAGTGCCCATGAATTCCAGATATAGAACTGATGAATAGTGGTATAAAAGATAAGGGTCAGCGAGAATACTAATCTGATTTGAAAGATTAATATCATCACCAACCCTCTCTGTAGAAACATATCGTTTCCAATTTGTGGACAGTACGTCTCCTTGGTATAGATGTTCTACGATAGCATCTTCGTAGTAACCAGGTTCAATCTCTACATCATGTTCTGCAAATCCAATTTTTCCGCACCATTTTGACATACTATTTCCTCCATTTTGATTTTATTAGATTAAGCTGCGATATCTGTTGTAGCCTGCACGAACTCAATAGCTACTGCTCCGTATGGTTTGCACATAGCTCCTGAACAACGTGTCTCAATCAGGTACTTCTGTTTGTTGAAGTCGATATCGAAGTCATCAAACATGGTCACATCTCCGCCCCGATCTGTTCCGACGTTGTAGTCTGTAAGGTTCACATACAGACCGGCAAGGAAATGTGTGTTAGCACCTTTAATTCTTGACAGCCCTTCCATAACCGGTACAGGAACGATCTTGTTTACACGAAGTCTTGTAGCAAGTTTCTCTACTGTGTCGTAGATAACTCGTCCGTTCTTGTCTTCGAGAAGCAGGCAGTCTGTAAGCATATCTTCAGACATGTACATAGTCGGATTTCCTGATCCTTTGTACGCTTTTCTTGACTTGATACATGCTTTGATGAACGCCTGGGCTTTCTCTTCAGCTGTTGTAGCCTTTGTAATAGCAATCTCAGATTTAACTGTATAAACGTCATCGTCTGTCCATACTGGTCTGATATTCTGCTCGTTGATCTTGTCTTCTGCAGATGTGCTACGTCCGTCACCGAACAGGAATGCACGAGCAAGCTCCTCATTAAGCATCATACGCATCTCACCTTTAAGCCATGGGATCATATCGAAATCTGTGATGTCCAGCATATCGTCTCTATCCAGTGACTGTTTCTTATAAACTGTTACTGGAGTAGTAACACGTTTCAGCATTTTGAATACTTCATCTTTCTTCTGCTTTCCTTTGATGTATCCCTTTGCTCTAGCTTCATCTTCTGTGATATCAGCGAAAATAGATTTAACACGACTGAAAGGTGTTTTATGTACTGCAGCCATAACTCCAGCTACCCAGCCATTGTCTCTCTGGATAAACCCTGGTGTCTTATCAATTGTCTGTGCATCCGGGAACAGGGTATCAATGTCTGTAATGCCATGCTCAAGGAAGGCGTCTTTAAGACTTCCGCGTCTTCTAGCCTCTCCAATAATTTCCTGGAATTCAGAGTGTGTGAGGATTTCCTGATCCTGTGTGTTTGTCTCCTTATCAAATACGTTACATTTCATAAAATCTGTCTCTCCTTCTTCTGAGTGTTCTACGTCGTCAGTATCTACGCCGGCATCTTCCAGAGCCTGTCCAATCATGGCGTATACTACTGTTTTCTGTTTGTCTGTTAATGTATTAAATACATCAGCTACTGTTTCATCTGAATCAGCGTGTTTTACTTCCCCCTTATCTTTGTTGTCAGTGCCGGCACCAGCATCTTCGAGAGCTTGTCCAATCATTGCATAAACTACTGTTTTCTGCTCTTCTGTTAATGTGTTAAATACATCAGCTACTGTTTTTCCGTCATCATTTTTAGCAGCTGGCTTCTGTTCTTTATTATCAGTTCCCACTTCTGTTTCTCCTTTCTTTCCTTCATCTGAATGTGTAAGTTCGTCGTCGAAATCAATGTATTCTCCGCAACGAATAATCGCCTCTTCTTCGGATCCATCACCATGAGCCATTACTGAATCAATAACAGCACCTGGATTTGCTCCAGCGAGGACTAAACTGACCTCACGAATAACTCCGTGAATAACGTCTCCACCCATTTGTTTGAGTTTGTTAGCCCAAATAGACAGTCGATCGATATCTTTATGCTGAACAAGGGTTTTAGCATTCTGTCCGGCTTCAGTGTTATTGAATGAAATATAGGCATATACTCCGTTGTCACGGTTCTCTAATACAGCATGTCCAAGTACTGCATTTGGATCGTTATGTTCATGATTCCAAACGACTGGAACAGTTTTTCCGTCACATTCTTCGAAGGCATTCTTACGAATAGTTCGTCCATCTGAGCAAAGCATGTTTGCTTTTGTCGCCCATCCAGAGCAGTCATAAGATTTAGCCATTTTGATTTTTACCTCCAAAGTCTATCTGTATAATTGGTTTAAATGTTACAATGTATCTCTATCTCAAACTCAGATGACACTTTGTCAAAGTCTCGCAATATGGAATTGTCTCTTAATGTTTAAAATTGAAAAAGCTCATTAGAATTAATGAGATTAGATTTGTATTTAATTATCCATACTTTGTAAGCTGGATATAGGCATGTTGCCTAATGATATGCCGTCTTCAGGCACTTCTCCATCAGTAGGGTACTCTTCCTGTTTTACCATATTATCAGGTGTTGTCATACTTTCATCTTGGATAGCAGATTCTGGCTGATTCAAGTTACTGTTAATAAGCTTGTCAGCTTTCGGATCGTCAGACGGTTTCATACCAATTAGCTGGCGAATCTCATTACTTGTAAGAATCTCATTACGAGTAAGCTTATCTGCGATTTCAGCAATATCGTTAACCGGTACCAGACGGAAAGGATCTCTGAAGAACATAATAGTCTGTAGCTGAGTACGTGCTGTTTTGGTTAAGAATTTACGTTTCATCTCGTCCACTATTGCTGATAAGATAGGCTCGATCGTACGGTTATTGTAGTTAAGCATTGTCTTTTCGTCAGCGGTACCATTCATTACTTCCTGTGTGATACCAAGTTGGCTGTATAAGAGATTAGTAAGATATTCAATCTGTTTCATTAGGTTGTTCTCGACAGGTCGGTTTAACTGAACAATCTTCTCTGTACCGTCTATATAAGCAATACCATATGGTCCTTTCAATTGTTCTTCAATACTTTCCATTCTCTTCTTAGCTTCGTTACGTCTAGCCTCAGAACGAATCTGGTATGGTAACTGAATAACCATGTCAAGTTTTCCAGATCCGGTGGATTCATCAACAGCATCGAGTAACACCAATTTGCGCATAAGTCGTTTCATGGTAGAATTCTGCTCGTTGATTACGGCATACAGCGGACTCTCTACAATACCTACTGTTTTCTTGGGTAGAACAACTTCTTCTTGGTGACCAGTTTTTTCATTATAAAGTCGAACTTTAACATGTTCTGGATACCATTCAAGAATCTTACCGGTTCTTAACGTTAAAATATCGTATGAGCTTGTCTGTGTTGGATTAAATGTAGTATCTACTGGAACCATGGCTACTGTACCTTCATCGAGCATACTCATAACTGTATCCTGCATAAACGCTCGTCCAGTCTGGTCAATATTTGCTTCAAGATTGAGACAGTTATTTATGCCTGAATCTATATCTTTTATAAATCTACCATTTATATCAACTTTGCAATGCTTGATATTTACTGACGATACATCTACCGCAATTCTATTAAATATAGAAGTAATTATTGATCGTTCATTACCTCTCGATAGTTGTACACGATCGGGTCGATATGTTGCAGAAGTACCTATATTTAAATAAGTAGGTTCTCTGTTCCTGAATACGTCCCAGCTATGCCGGAGTGTATCAAATATTCCCATTTTGATTTTTACCTCCTTTACTCAAAGGCATCTTTATTTTGTTTCCAAGCTATAAACGCATCCATGAGTGCTGCGACACAGTCAATCTTGTGTTCTCGTTTACGCTTGAATAGTTTACGGTTACCATTACTGTCTTCGAGAGTGATGCAATTACCCATAGCGAAAGTCATGATGCTTTCATCAAATATAAGCATTCTCTCTTCAGACAGTTTCTTAAGTTCGCCTAATGGAATTGACTCAGTTTTTGCACCCTGTGGCACTTTTTCGATTCCATATGGACCATTTTCTTGCTCGTATCTTGTTACGAATTCTTTAGCTCCATAAGGGTCATATCCAAAGCAACGAACATCATAATCGCAATCAATAATATGCTGATCAAGATCTTCGTAAACTTGCATCATGTCAAGGACGGTGCCTTCCAAAATAACGAGACTGCCCTCTTTCATGAATTCCTCATATTTATTTCGCATAGCTGCTGGTAATTTCTTTAGAGTTAAAGAAGATATATAATTACGAGATTTGATTCCGAATGTACCATCTGGTAACGGAAATAAGAATGTAAAGCTACAGAAGTCATCACCCTGTGATAAATCGGCTCCTAATGCACAAGGCATTTGCCAGAAGTCCCTTCGTCGGTGCGGTAAGGTCTCCTCATACGTAAAGTAATATGTATAACCTTCCAATGGGATTCCGAATCTCTTTGCTAGAATATCGTTTCTAACAGCTGGATTCTGTTCTGCTCTTTCTACATCCTGTTGGTATGTTTCATAAGTTACTGTCAGACCAAGGTTTGGATTTGCTTTAACCCACATCTCTGGTTTGGCAACTTCGTCGATAGAATCTAGCTTGTACCACCATATTGACACATGTGGATTACGATACTCGTTCTTAAGTATCTTTGCTAATTCCATTTTGACTGTATCGCCACTACCGTTTCGGACTGTTCCTTCCGAACTAATAGCTACGATAAGGTAGTCGTCGTTCTTGGAAGCTCCCTGTTCAAGAGCTCCGATTACGTCTTCTCGTACGTCACCGGATAGCCATTCATCGACAGTGTTAATACGACTGTTTAGACCCTGAAGTTTATCAATACTCATTGGTCTGATTTCGAGTAACGAACCGGTTAGAAAGTTTTCAATACCTTTCTTGGTACTCGCAAGTTTCTGACGGTTTGCTCTCGATCCGGTAGTATTCTGCAGTGAACCCTCAGTCAAGAACTTAAAGAGTGGTCCTCTTGATCTTGTGATAGCAGTTCGAATCGGTGATAATACCTCTTCAGACTGTTTCATAGTAGGTGCCGTGGTAACCTGATGCGTGGTTGACGTATCTACATTTAAGAAGTAACTCTGAATACAAGCAGCATACATCGACTTCGCAGCACCTCTGGCTACGATTAGATACTGCTTGTTAATGAGTCGTTTCTTAATCGTCTTCTGTACGTATCGTCCAAGTTCCGGGTCGTATACGCTTCGTTCTTTGTAGTAGTACCAACCGAAAATCTCTTCTGCCCAAAGTTTAAATGAATCAAGTAGATGTAAGTCTTCACCATCAGTGAGTGTCATTTCGTTCTCACAATAATGAATAAAGCCCTCGACAGCTCTGTTGTCATACCAGAACGCGGGACTTTCTATTAGGTCATCTATTCGATGCATTTCCATCTCTACTTCTTCGCAGATTGGAATTTCGCCTCTCATTACGGCGTCTCGAAACTTTCCATAATATATAGGAGTAGCTGTATTACTTAACGCCATAATTTATTCACCTACTTTTAGTTTTATAGTCCGGGATGTCTCGATGTGTCACCATGACCAGATTCATTCATCACCGACTTCATATGTTCATGAAACGCAGTTCTCTGTTCAGCGTATCGTTTAGCTCTCTCTAGTTGTGCTTTCTTTTCTTCTGACTGTATTCTACTCATGGTCTCCTCAGATAAAGAATTAAGTATTTTATCAGCCTTTCGTTTATATTTCGCTGCCTGTGCCGATTTATTGGATCTGATTGAAGGTTTAATACCTGGCTGGTTATATGTTTCCGAAAGAAAACTAGACATCGCTGATAGCCCCTTAGCTTTATTGTATTTTTTTAATTCTCTATTATACTTTTTGTCAGATCTAGCCCCACCTGGCATCTTAGTTTTGTGATATCCGTCTTTAGATATTGTTGTTACTATTGGATTTCTGCTTTTCTGATATCCATCTTTCTTAATATGAGCGGTTGGATTCGTTAAACTCTTAAATGCGTTTCCTACACCGGTATAACTGGCTTTTCCATGACCCCATTTCATACCTTTGACACCATGGTGGTATAGTTCATTTGTATCAGAAGCTCTTGTTATAATATAGTTATTCATGTTTTAATCTCCTTTCGATTCTTGAGTTGTTTTACTATGTCTATTGTGTTAAACTAATATTAATTGAGGAGGTATCTTAATATGAACGAAATTACTTCAAATATTGTTAATTTTCCAGAGTTATTTAAAAGTGCCAAATTCGAAATTACACCTTGTGATTTAACATCTATTACGCCTGGAAAATATACAAGTTTTCAAACGTCTAAGCTTGAAAAATCACAAATGGGTCTGTTGCAGTCTCAACTAATTAATGCAGTTGATACAGTTGCTCTCGCTAATGCGTACATTGTTAAATTCCCAGAAGGACTTCCGCATACTTTGATGCATTTAAATCAAGGTGGCGTATCAAGTACCATAGTAAACACAAATGGACGTATAGCAGGAACTGCATCACTATTTGATATACAATCTCTAGCCGCAGTTAGTGCATGTTTTTCATTAATGTCGTTTGCTACTGGACAATACTACTTGCAAAATATCCATAACGATTTGAATATGATTAACCTTAAAATCGATCAAATACTTGGTTTTCTTTATGGTGAAAAAAGCGCTGAATTACTTGCTGAAATATCTTTTGTAAATGATGCTTATATGAATTACAGCAGTATTATGAAGCATGATAATCAAAAAATATCGATATTATCAGGCTTACAAAATTCGAAGAAGATCGCTATGAAAGACATCGAGTTCTATATCAACGATTTGTCTAAGACTGTACAAAGTGACACTAAGAACTATACCGCATTCGAAAAGGTCGTTTCTGATTCTATGAAAATCAAGGATAGTCTGACAATGGCTACACAGTTGCTCACAATGGCAAACGTTCTTGAAGTATATTACTCTGAGAATTACGATCAAGCATACATAGATAACGTTAAGCAGTCCATTACCGGATACATAGATAAATGCGATAATCGTATACTTGCTGAATTTAGTCGACTGACTGGTAGAAACAGCGAGTATACTAATATCTTTGGAAAGAAGTTAGATACTTCTAAATTAGGAGCAGTGTTAGATGAAGTCGTCAACTCCTACTCTACAACAAAAGATAGCGATCATCGTAGTAGCTTTATCAATGCATTAGATTCTATAAACACACCAGTTGAATATTTAATCACAGCAGATGGTGAAATCGCATACAGGGCTGTTAACGATTAGCCCAAATAATCAGCAGTTCTACGACGTACATATGCATTACACTCTGATACGGTTTTATTACCTATCTTACCTAATACTCCGATCGTACTTGCTATACTTTCTTTAGCAATGCGTTCGGAGTTGTATTTTCTATACATTTTGTCTACAACCTTAGGATTCGTTTGAGATACAGATTGTAGTTTAACTGAATCAGTATCGAAAACTATCATCGGTCGTTTTGCATGATAGCTAGAATATTCTTTGTCATTATAATCGAGTAATGCATTATACCCTTTCTTTTTCAACTCTGAATAAAATCTATCTTGAGCAGCAATTTCCTGTGAATTATGATTAGTTAACGATAAATTCAAAGCTTTATATACCGCTATTTTCTCGCCTTTTGTCATAACGCTTGGATCCTTCTTCAATGCGTTTTCAGCTTGTTTGAATAATATCTGTTGTGCTGGGCGTTTCATTTTTGATTTTGAATCTGCTATAGATGCCACAACATTAGACTTGAAATCTTTTTCTTTCAATAGATTAGCTGTAATGTGACCAGCATTCTCATCAGACGGTACTTTAAGTTTTTTCGTCGATGAAATCTTTAACTGATATACTTTCATATCGTTACTAATCGTTCTAAGTTCTTTAGCATTTGCTAAATCAGATTCGCTACCGGAAATATTTGCCTGTTTCTCAGCTTGCTTAGCGGCGGCGTTGGCTCTGCTGGTTAGATTCTTACCAAACAATCCCATATACTTATCTGAATCTTGTTTCTTGTATGTTGCATAGAAAGCAAAGTTCTCAAAGTCTTTACTTGTTTGTATTCGTGAGAATGTAGTACCTTTCTTCAGATAAGTGTCGGCATATTGTTTGCCTGTTATCTGTGTTCTAGCCATGTTAGTAAGATCTTTAACTCGCATTCTTGATAACGCAGCGGTTCTGGCAAATTGTCCAGACGACTTGTTTGCATAGTACCGTTGGATTCCTGCTGGAGTTCTAGTCCCGTCGGCAAACTGGTATTTACGTACACCCCACTTCATACCTTTAACACCGTGGTGGTATAACTCGCTCACGTTAATCACCCCTTTAGTTCTTTAATAGCTAATGCAATACCCAATGCAGAGCTGGTGACTGCTAGTACGTTTCCGGCTGTTTCCAGAGTTCTACTCGCGTATTCTCTGCCTTTTGATTCTTTTTGCGGATTAAACATATCGTTATACTGTCGTTCTAAGATTTCTCTATTAATCTGGCTACGCATTTCCTGATCAGTCATGTTTGATAAATCCATCTTTGGAACTTTACGATTTCGATTAGATGTATCGACAGTACGTTTTAAATCGTTAGATAGATTCCGGCTAGAATCTACTAATCTTTTACTTCGCTCAGCATCTTCTTTTGCATATCGATTTGCATCAAACTCCAAGTCACTTCGACCATTTTTCTTTGACTGTTTATAGTATTTACCACTAGACTCGTCATATTTGTTGAATTCTTTCTCTCTAGCGTCTCGAGCGTAACGTTTCTTTCCAATATCTGTCATGCTTCCGTCTTTATTCTGGAATCTACGTACTCCCCATTTCATACCCTTAACTCCGTGGTGGTATAATTCTTCAGCATCAGAATCTCTTGATACTACATGGTAGTTCATTTCTATTCACCTTCTTTCTTGAAATTATTTTGATTGTGATTCTGCTTCAAAGTTCAATCGCCATTCGAGTTCTTTGACTGCTTCATTGATAGCGTTCATATGCGTTGAACGTGCTGGTGGATCAAACAGAAGACGAACTTTAAGACAGATGTAACTCTTTACAGATTCAAAGTTCTCAAATCCATCCGGTAAGTATTCACTCCAAGTTTCACTCCCAGTACTTAAACGAAAGCCGCCAGATGGTCCTACTCCGAGCTGGGTAAGAATTGTGAATACTGTGTTGATGTGAATCGTTAGTATCTCATCAAATGCCGTATACTCAGGCATAAGACCAATTCCAACTTTTACATCATCGAGAATTTTGTTCTCCATAACTGCTCCTCCTTTCTGCCCACTTATCGTTTCCATGGGCAAGTGTCGTTCTTAGTCCTTACTAGAGGTTCAGTCATGAGTAAACTCTCATCACCGTAATGTATCGCATTGTGCGTATTGTGAATTGTAGAGATGACATTCTCTGGATCAAGTATCATAGGATTTCTCTGTTCAATGTCTTTCAGAGTAATTGGATTAATATGATGAATGATAATCTTTCCTGTAATTTCATAACCGTCACAGCCGAGGTCACAACCGTTATCACGAATAATAATGTCTCGTCTGAATCGTCGCCATTCACTTGAATGATATAGTGTCTGGTTTAAGTATCGATCATAACCAAATGTGTCTTCACCGACTTGCCCAGTCAGTTTCAAATATTGATAGCGTTGAATGAATGTTGGAAGCTGGATAAGTTCCGAGTAAGTTTTAATCTTCGTACTCATAGTCTTCAGCATCACCCTGTCCGCCGTAAACACGAAGCATTTTAATTGCATCCTCATACAGCTGTTTAATTTCTTCGCCGGATTGGTATGCTTTTGCCTTTGCTTCGAGTACTGTGTTTTCTTTCTTCAACTTCTCTTTTTCTAATTCAGCCTTAGTTGTTCCGAGTTTTAGGAAATGAGTTATTACCTGAGAGGATGCTGTACCGTTTAAGAACTGCTCTTCTGCTGCGTCGTACGCCATAGCTATCAACTGCTGCTCTCTAGCCTCCGGAGTTAACGCTGGTGGGCTTTTCCTAGTGGGTTTCATTGACTTTGTTGTAGCTTTCTCCATTGTTACTGTCACCTCTCTTTTAGTTGTATAGTGGTATGCTGTTAGATTTATTGAGTTTTGGTACACTTTTACAACATTTAATAGAGCCAATGAGTAGGTGATTAATCCTTATAAGAAAGGAAGTAACAAAAAAAGTATAAGGAAGTACATAATTGAGATAAGTGGCATAGTAGTAGGGTGGCAAAACCATTTCACGTTCGGCTCTTCTCTCATTGACTCTATTAAATGTTGTAATAAAAACACCCCTTACCGCAATCCAACGATGGAGTAAGTATGGGGTGTCTATAGTTTCTTTAATTTCTTTAATTTTTATATTAGTATCGCTACTCTACTCTTCATAAATGATATCGAGACCATAAGCAACAGCAGCTTCGTGTTCGATCTTACATCCTCTTGCATTCTCCCAGCCTTTGCAGAAGTATGCTGCATGACACAAAGACATATTTTCGAGAGACTTCGCGAGGAAACATAACGGAATCTGTACTACTCCACGTTCTTTCATGGCATCATCGCTGTACCACTCATCTGTGAAAAGAGTATTCACAACCTCATACCCTTTTTCTTCAAGAACCTTAATCGCTTTCTCTCTTGTTGCTACGATTTCTTCATCAGTCTTTCCAGCCATTGGCTGACTTAACATTGCTTTCTTCATATACTTACCACCTTTTCGCATAATATTAGTTACAATTTAGTAATGCCCATTAAAGGGCTGTAGTATAGTTTCAAATATCAATCTCCAAATATCCCGCCGGAGAAAATATAAAGACCGGCGCGATGCAGGGAGGGGGTGTAATTTTGAAGATACCCCCTACCCCCTAAAATGATATTCCATAGTATCTGTATAATTATATTTCACTATATTTTCACTATTTTTCATCATTTTTACCGGCTTTTATCTATTTTCTTAATGTAGCTGCATTTTATTTATTATTCGTTTCCGTTTCTTCACATCAACACTTTACTTACAAAAAAGGGCTTGAACATTGCGATTATTATTGACAGTTGAATTGAGTCAAACTAAAACTTTTGAATCAAACAGCAACTTCAACGCTTCGCTTAACTTTCTTGAAGATACTCAAAGGATTTACAGTAAGGATTTCATCGATTGCTCTTTCCAGTTCAACTACTTTCTCTTTCTCAGTCATTCCATCAAAGTAATGAGAAACTCGATCTACATAACCACAACAATTGTAACCTTTTTCCATGTCGTAATCATACCAATTGTCGAAGTCATCAATTGGATCGAAAGGATTGTCAACGGTTGTCAAAGCAATGTAAGTTTCTGTAATAGTTTCTTGTGGCATCTTAGATCACTTCCTTTCCTTTAAGATACTTACTGATTGTTGATGTAGAGAAGCCAGTCTTCTTTGCTATCTCTTCAAGCGTATAGTTTGATGCTGCTAACGCTTTGAATCTGGCAGCCTGTGCTTTACTTGGCGATGTTGTAGTTTTAGGCATAGCTCTCTGTCTTAACTTGTCTATGTCCGTATTATTAAGAATCTGGTCAAGTTTACTAGCGCTAATAGCACCAGCCTGTATAGCTTCCCATTCCTTATCTGTAATCTCTATGTTACGCTGAGACCGCTTAGCTGATCCTACTTCATTACGGTGTTTGGAAATAGATTTCTGTCTAAGCTTACGAAGATCTTCTTTACTCATGTTAGGATCGTTCTTCTGCTTCTCTTGAATCTCAGTATTAGCTCTACGCATAGCCTCTCGCTCTTTAGGTTGGTTCTTCTTAGCCTCCTTGAGTTTGCTATCCAGTGAGGTTACCTCGGTCTGGTATTGCTTGCGCATAGCCTGGTTATATGGTATATCCTTGGTATTAACCATTTCCATTCTGGCTTTATTACCGAGAGCCTTCATATCATTAGCATACTCAGCATATACCAGTTCCATTTGATGCTTCTTAGGTGATACAAGAGACATTGCATCGTTTGTTTCAGCCATCTTTGTACTGACCTGATTACGTTGTTTAACATGGTACTGTATTTTACCTGTACTATCTGTAAAGGTTACTTCCCCAGTCTCTTTGTTAATATGCTGTACGGGATAGTACTTTTTAGTAGCAGCCTTATCCTTAGGATCATAAGAAATAATCTTACCGTCTTCCGTACGGATGTCCACCATACCAGTCTTCTTATTCTTTCCTTTGTCGGCATAGTACAATTTTTTAGGGTCCATAGTCTTCCATACTTTAGCACCGTCTGGTAGGTCTGGATTATAATCTTTTGTACCAGGAGCATTAATCTTATAGCCACCCTGTCGTTTAGCTACTGAATACTGTCCTTTAGCACTAGACAACAATGTTGAAGCTCCACCAATCTTGATACTTCCGTCTGGTTGTATGCTCTGCTGGAATTCAGCTTTAAGAGCAGAGATGTTATTCTCTTTCTCACTAGCTTTATAATCAAGATGATGTTTCTGTGCATCAATAACAACCATGCTATGTCGTACAGCTCTGGCTATCTTCTCTTCACTGGCTCCACCAAGTGTCATGTCAGTAATAAGATTAGAAATAACGCCCATCTGTTTTTGAGTATCTTTCATAATTGGATACTCATGACCATTACGTGTGTAATGTTCTACACCGTTAGAATCGACTGTTTTAGTTCCGCCATATTCAACTTTAGGGTCAAAGCCTTCAAGTCCTTTCAATGGACGTTTGTTTTTGATCTTTATTTTACCGCCTGCATCATTTGTAGGGATACACATAACTGTATCGCCATCGAAATCTGCTCCTGATAACTGGTCAGCAATCTTATGATTAATACCCACAGCATCGATACTTTCTCCAGAAATGATCTTCTGTCCAAGCTTATTCTTATTGTTTACAGTAAGAATAGGGATCTCGAAGATACCTCCATGAGGATAACGAATTAATGCTAGCTGTGTTCCTGTAGCATAGTTAGGTGCATAGATTTCGTTGTCTTTCAAACTGTTAATAGGAATGATAACATGATATCTCTGTCCAGGAAGTGCTGCTGCTTTCAAATGTACTGCTGCTGAATCGCATCCGTCTGCGAACTTTTCAAGTAAGTGTTTCTTGATAGTCGGATTCTGAAGACTACAGATTTCGTCAAACTCAGCAAGCTTGTCGGCTTTAGCAAGTCCTAACTGTTTCTTCGCCAGTGGTACTGCCTGCTTAGAAAGAAACTGTGATGGTAAAGCATTTGCCCATTCTGTCCAGTCACCTTCATCAGCTCTCTTATTAATGAGTCCGAGTTTCTGTTTACCAGTCTTCTTATCGGTATACCAATACTGTCCGCCCTGATCTGCATCTTTAATTAAAGAACCGAACGGATTGTCAGGGTCATCTTTGATCTTTTTAAGTACATCGTTTTGTGGGGTTCCGCGTTTCTTATTGGTATTGAACACAACATCTACTCCGTCAGGCATATTATCAGAATATACTGCCATACCTTTAAGGTAGTGAGTACCATCAACCATGATACGAACCTGTGAATATTTGGAATCACCTAATGATAAGTCCTGAACTCCTCTACGAAGTTCGATAATACCATCTTTCTCAATACCTTTAGTTCCATCACTGTCAGTATCCTCAGCATATCTGATCTGAAGTCTCTTAGAATCAAGACTTTCCGGATATGTAAACTTTCTATGATATGTGTCACCACCATCATTGGATTGGTAATCTGTAATAGTCTTCACTTTACTGTAATCATAAATATCTGAGTTCTTTGTCCCAGGAAGACACAGTACTTTCTGATTGGTCTGCTGGTTCGCATTTGTCGGCTGAGGGATACCGCCGCCATAAATAGGGCAGTCTTCAGCTTTCTGCAAATAATCAAGTGCAGTATCAAGTCGTGTTCTTGTAATACCAAGATCCTGTTCTACACCGGCGCCAACGTCAATCATACCTTTCTCTTTAAGCTGATCTCTAAGAAAGTTAACTGTCTCCATAGTCTGATTCATGTTATCTTCTCTCGACGGTTCTAATAATGATCTTACCGTTGATTCAGAAATACCCATTTTTCGACCGATTTCAGTAGCACCAAGACCATCAGCTTTTAAACTTTTAGCTGTCTGAACCTGATCCAGACGTACTTCATATTTTGCCCAACTTACCTGTCTACGGTATTCGGTAGATGTTAGACCCATAGATTTATAGATAGCTTTCTCGCCTGTGAACTTCTCTCCTGTTTCTGGATCAGTCCATGTAAATCCATCTTTCTTCATTTCTTTTACACGACCGAGAAAATCGCTGCCATGTTGGTAAGGATTTTCTCCACTCCCATACGGGTACCGTCCGCTTCTTCTTGGCATGCCATAATGCATTGCATCATTTTCGCTTTCAGCAATACCAAAATATCCAGCAATCTCTTCTGCTATGTCATTACTTTCTGAATGTCTTATTGGTTCAGAATTATCAATGGTATCAGACAATCCATAGTGCGACATTATTTCTTCAGCTATTGGGTTCATGATTACATACCCTCCTCATGAATTCTCTCTAAAGTTCTTGAATGCTGAATGATACAATCCATTACTGGTAAAATATCTTCAGCCGTTGGTTCGTGGTGAACGATCTCATCATTCTGATAGATACATAATTCAACATCAATATCTCCTGGTTTTACTTTATACTCCAAACAGAAAAGAGCAGCATACACCAAAAGTTGTTCCATTTTTGCAGGTGCTGTGCCGGTTTTTAAATCGTGTATTCTCAAGAAATTATTTCTAAAAGAAATAGCATCGGCTGTTCCATAACAATACGGTGAATAATATAAAATCTGTTCAGGAGTAAGTTTGAACCCTACACCGTCATTTACATAGTTTCTAAAGTTGCAATAGATACGTTCCATATCGATTACATTTCTTGGGATACCATCGTTCAGTAAATGAGATAATACTGTAAGGTCGTCATTTTTCTTAAGCTTTAGCCCATTTCCGATAAGTGTTTCAGCAAGCTCATGTAATGATGTCCCCATAGCCTGTGCGTAGCTACTCACATATTTCTGGTAAAGCTGTTCATCTGAATATCTAAGCCAGTGAGGTTGACTAGGTGATAACGTAGCGTGTTTACCGCGTAAGTCGTAATGCTTTTCAAATATCAATGTAGTGTCCTCCTTATGTATTGAAATGGTTTTGAAGTTCTGCCATAACTTCATCTTCATTTTCCGGAAATATAAATGCTGCGTAAGACATCTGATTCATCTTATCTACGTAGTAATCTTGGTTTGGCTGATGACTAGCTTTTGCACTTTTCTTAACTTCTAGTGTAGCCCAAGTATTCTCGTAAAATATGGTCAGATCCGGAATGCCCTGCAGATATGTTGGATCATTTTTCAGTACAATGCATCCTGGAAATTCATCTTTAATTCTCCGAATGAGTTTGGACTGAAATTTAGATTCTAACATGCAACCACCCTTTCTTATTGATGGACCTTATAGGAATCGAACCTATTACGTTTCGCTTATGAGGCGACTGTTCTACCAATGAACTAAATGTCCATAAATATAGACAAAAAGAAGGCACAATGTTTGTCCGATTTGTTGTTGATTGACTGCTTGTTTTTTTGCAAATCGGGAGACATTGTACCTTCTCTTCATAACATACCATGTTTTTGCCACGGGCATCGCGTGTTGTAAAAATAGTAGTTTTTGGCAAAAAAAGAAGAGCGCTTGTTTATTTCGCGCTCTCATCAAAATATCATTCTACGAATTCAAAGTGTAAATCTGTTAACACAGACGGTGTGTAATTCAATTTACCAGAAAGAAATTTAGTTAGTTCGGATTGATCTATATTTAATTTTCTACTGCATTCTCGTATAGATTTATATGTGGTGTCGGTCTCTCTACAATATACGTGTTTACTAGCATGTCCAAAATTATTCGGCTTGAATAATCCGAGTCGCATAGCATGCTCTATGTTATCTTTTCGTGTACAAAATTCCAAATTATCAATTCTATTATTTTTCTTATTACCATCTATATGATTAACTTCAATGTCTTTATCAGATAATCCATAAAATGACTCAGCGATAATTCGATGTAATCTTACTGTTTTACTGCAGTTATTATCACGTAAACACACGTATTCGTATCCGTCTATATAACTTGTTTTCAATATACGTTTCGTATTCTTATTGCGTATATTCCCGACATCGCTGATTTCGTATAACGGAAACCTAGCACAGTTTATCCATTGTTCACTCATTATATAACCTCCTAAATATCATTCTACGAATTCAAAGTGTAGTCCAGTTTTTGTACTTAGTGATGCTTGATTGGCACATCTACTAATAGCACGTCTACCGATACCTGTATCGCGTGAGCAGTCATTAATTGATTTGTATTCTTTACCGCTCTCGACACATTTTACTTTTCTATTTCGTCCGTTCTTTTCTGACAAAATGTCTTTAGGTTTTCGCCACTCTAAATTGCTGGCTTCTGGATTAGTCTTGTCTCCATCCTTATGAGTAATGACCATACCATCTTCATAACCGTCAACAAACATTCGTCCGACAAGTGTACTTACATTTCTTGTATATTGCTTACCGTCTTCTGTAAGACTTACTCGTGTGTATCCTCGATCTGAAATATATGTAGACATTGCTCTTCCAGTTTCGTGGTTGCGAACGTTTCCCTCATTACTGATGTCGTATCGTGGAAACTCATCACAATGTTTCCATTCTTCATGCTCCATTGGTCTATACCTCTCTTTCCAAATTTCAATAGACTAACAACTCTGTAGGAGAACACTGCAACGCTCTAGCTATTCGTTCTAGGTTATACATACTTGGTGTTGCTTTAGCGTTCACATATTTGCAAATCGTTACATGTGAAATACCGCTTAGCTTAGCTAGTACTTCTTGTGACATCGCGCTATGAAGCATCTTTACTCTTAGGTTTCTTGAAAATCTGATACGATACTCTTCTTCCGAAATACCGTCTTCAGATTCTGGATTAAGCTCTTTATTTCCTAGTGGTTTTAATGTCGGTCCTATCATATCAAAGACCCAGAATGTTCTATCATCTAATCGTACAGTAATTTCCATCTGTCCGCTTGGAAACCAATTTATCGTTCGTTCTGCATACTGTGGATACACGTTAGCATAATATTCAAACATGGATTCCCAATAATCAATTCCTTTCTTCATTACATCCTCCTTAAACTAAAACATCAATAATTCTTACACAGCCCATTAATATACCGGTAATTCTGCTAAAAACAAAAAAATTACAGGGTTTATTTATATTAATCCTCAAATTAAACAATTGTTATAAAATACTAAACAATCCTTTAAACAGACTCTTATGGGAATATAAGGGTATATAAATTTTTACGAAAAACAGCGAAAAATGATTTTTTGTGTTACATAAATACCCATTTTCGACGATTTTAGCCCCAAAATACCCATTTTTCACGTAAAAGCCCTTGAATTATGTAACACGAAAATTCGATTTTTTAATTATGTAACACGAAAATTCACTGAATTATGTAACACTAAAAATCAAAAATGAATTAATGTGTTACATAAATACCAATTTTTTAATTATGTAACACGAAAATATCAAAGCAATTTTACGCCCATTTCGACCAATTTATGCTGATTTACAATGAGTTTCTCAAGTGCCTCAGTCTTACTACAATGATGCGCTTCACAAATATCAGCCAACATTTTACACACATCATCTGTAGTTCTCATAGTTATAAACCGATCTTTTTTGCAATCAGCACTAACCGGTCTACCACGTTTCTTAGCATCACTCGTGACGAATCACCTCCTCTCATAAAATATCAATCCTTTCTTAAATCAAATAAACCAACAACGTAAGATAATGTATTACCTGATCGGCAGTATACGAAATCTTATTAAAACTTGCCTTTAACGGATCGACTATACAGTGCATCAGTAGAATTACACCCAGCTGCCAGGTCATACCAAATACGAAATAAAACGGTACACAATATAATAAACAATGCACCAACATGTGATATTGATTCTCGCCTTTAGTCTTAGCGATAAAATCACACTGTAACCCATAGTCACCAATTAAATGGCAAGATATCAATAATAAAATTTTCTCAAACATAAACTATCACCTCATAAAAACTTTAACACCAAGCCCAGACTACGGCAGTAACAATTCCAACAACATGTAACACTATCCATATTGTTAAAACAGTCTGATAGAGAATACTATCATCAAAAGAATCGTAAAAATCATCTAGTATGTACTTCCATATATAACAATACACAATAAGTCCAACTACTATACTAGCTATGCGTAATCCGAGTTTTAAATTTTCCATAAATATAATCACCTCACTAATCTACATATACCTTGCACAGATGAAGACCGCAAAACAAGCCACCGCCATTCCAATCAGAAGTGGTTTTAAAATATCGATGAGTCTGCCGCCACTTAGATCCCCAGACTCCATTTCCTCTATCTTCTCTGGCGCAACCTCTTGTTTATACCACTTACGAAGCTCGCGTTTAGCACCATATTTTGTCCAACAATACCGAGTCTCTCTAAACCATACACCATCGTCCTTATACTTCACTTGACCAAACCATAATCCCAAACGTTTAGCATACTTAACTCTAAGTTTCATTCTTATGTCTCCTTATAAACTACAAATCATCAAAAACACAAATAAAGCAACGACAAGTAAATGCATTCCAATAAAGAAACGACACCATATACTCATAACACGATCAAAGCACCACTTATCATACTTAGTTTCGATCCACTTATCCCAGTTAACAATAATCATAATCACTGCAACCGCGTAAAGAATAATCATACTCCAAACAAACATTACCATAAAATATCATTCCTCCTTTACACCAAGCCTACATTCAATAATCGCATGATAGTACCTATTATGTTCTTCACAATATCGTTTAAACACAGCTCTGTAGTCATCACCGACTTTTAGCTGTTCCTCATATACGATGTTTCGATCGGTATCCATAATCACCAGGTATGAACATTGCTCTATACTAATCTCTTTCTTACCTGTATCTCCGATAACCCATTTAGTGACAGCCTCAACATACTCATCTGCATACTTACGTTTAACCTCTTGACAAAGATCACAGCTGTGCTTTGACCGAATTTCTTGAACTGGACAGCCAGTACACCGTGTCGCCGAATCACACATCTCTTGTGCAAACATAACTACTTCAGTTGCAGTAAGCTTAGTAATAGGCTCAAACATATCATCGGTCCAACTGCAGAGCTCATAGTCCGGATCATCAATACGGTAGAAACTAGTATACACTTCAGATATCTTGACAATCTTCCCTAATAATGTATACATACGCCACGTAAAAATGCCATCGCCATATATATCGCCAACTGCTAAATCTTTTCTAACCCTTAATCTGTCCCCAACCTTATATCTCATACTATTGCCTCCTAATACGCTTCCACTACTTCAAGTTTCTTCAGATCCTCGATAGACCATACAGTAGAAGATATAACTTTAACCATTGGAAACTGTACGTCAAAACCACTAATATACGTGTAATCGGAGCCAGCAACGCACCCTCTACTAAACCACTCATCGTTAACTGCATAAACCTTCTTACATACAAATAGTTTACCATCCCTGTCTCTAACAATATATTTATAAGTGTTACCAATACAATCAAGAAACCTTCTATCGCTCTTAGAAATCACCGGAACTTCAACATACTCCTGTTCAAGCCATTCTAATCGACATCGTTCGCACTCTCTGTCATCGTCATTAAACTTACAACTACTACAGGTGATACCACTACAAACGCCTACCTTACACGTATCCTTATCGACACCAAAACTACTATGCCACGCACACGCAACTTTCACAATTTTATCGATATACTTTTCTTTATTCTTCATAAAATATCGATCCTCCTAACGCTCTTCCACTACCTCTAATTTTTATAAGCTTATCCAATCCATACCAATTCTACTGTTCCTGTAAAAATGAATAATGCTAATATCCAACAAATCCATTCAGATAGCATGAACAGGATACCTAACTTTTTGCTAGTTTTAAAAAATGTATTCAACAGATCTATTGTCAGACATACCGTTACAGATAAGCCCATAAGTCTAATTAATAAGTTCATACTCGTCCACCACTTCCAACTTTTTTAAGTCTTTGATCATTCATGGTTCTTCGTCTGACCATTTAATCATTGGGAAGTCAATATTGAAGTGTCGATTCAAATATAAATAATGTTCACTAATCAAACCAACCGAATTCCAACACGCACCTATTTTTCTTGGCTGCGTTTCGTATACAAACAACTCACCATTTTCATCCCTTGCGATGAACTCATATTCTTCTCTAAGATACTCCAAAAATGCCTTATCTCTTTTAGAAATCACAGGTCTCTCAATATATTCCGAGTTTGCCCACGCACGTATCCTATCCCTACAATACGGATTAGTTCCATCGTAAAATATACATTCTTTGCACCTCGTTTTTTGACATATACACGGTTTCCCGTCCGCTTTAACAGCAATAGTCTTCCCATCCAAATATGCGTCTATAATTTCTGTCATATACTTTTCTTTATTCTTCATAAAATATCAATCCTCCTTAACAACAGCTCTAAGCTCCTTAACCGCATAATAAGTACCTTCATGTTCTTCACAATACCGTTTAAGCATCTTACTAAGACTATCACCATGCTTTATTCTCTCTTCACAGACAATATGTCCATCACAATACCGTTTAAGCATCTTACTAAGACTATCACCATGCTTTATTCTCTCTTCACAGACAATATGTCCATCATGATCCTTAATAATAACGTAAGCACAATATTCTGTCTTAAACTCTTTTTTCTTACTAGCATCTCCGACAACCCATTTAGTGACCGCCTCAATATACTCGTCAGTATGCTCTGGTTTAACCTCTTTACAACTGCAATGGCTGTACTTGGATCGAATTTCCATAACGGGGCAGTTAGAGCACCATTCGCCCGAGTCACACATAACTTGACCAAAAGCAACCGCTTCAGATGCAGTAAGATCAGTTATGGGTTCGAGCATATCGTCGGTCCATACAAATGAAATACAGTTGCGTGCACGATAATAACCAGTATACGCTTCAGATATTTCTACAATTTTCCCAAGCCAAGAGCACTTTTTCTTATCAAATAAAACCCCACCATATGTATTACCCACTGTCAAATCTTTTCTAACTCTTACTCTGTCTCCAGCCTTATATCTCATACCACTACCTCCTAATATTCATCTACAACTTCAAGTTTCTTTAAGTCTTCAATTAGCCATGGTTCGTCATCGCCCCATTTAATCATCGGAAAGTCAACATTGCATTTTAGATACAAGCCAGCACAAATACCTTCCTCCCCCCAACTGTTAAAATATCCTAACTTACACGGCTTTGACTTGTATGTAAACAACTTGCCATTCGCATCCCTTGCTATATACTTATCCTCATCTCTGATATAATCCAAAAATGTTCTATCACTCTTAGAAATCACAGGTCTCTCAACATACTCAGAATCAGCCCACTCCTTTCTCGAATCATAGCAAGCATAGTGATTCATCTCATTAAGTAAACATTTACCACAATGCAGCTCACGACACGACGCGGGACTTCCTGTGCGTTTATCTACACCAAAACTAACATCCTCACAAACAATATCTACAATCTCTTTCGTATACTTTTCTTTATTCTTCATAAAAAATTAATCCTCCAATCTCTGACCGCATCTATCACAATAAGCCTGTGCTGGTACCTTATAATCAACCACATAACCGCACACCGGACAATGTACACAGTGGTCATAACCTACATATTTCCCCATCTTTGTATTCTTAGCTTTAAGTTTCTGGTACTCTTCCCATTCTCTTATAGTGAATATATGCCCTATCATCTCCTCTCGTTCTTTTAGATGTTTATATTCTTCCATCTCATTTTCTGTAATTAAAAACATCTTCTGTGCCATGTTTGTTCTCCTTTCCAAATTATCAATCAAAAAAAAAGAGCCCAAGTCAATTATGACTCAGACCCTCAAAGGTAAAATATCATTATTTAGTTTCTGATTTTTTATCCATAATTCTATTCGTAACATAATCACCAATAAGACTACCAATTAGACAACCTCCAACTCCAATAGCCCAGCCTTTAATCAGACCTTTACGATATAACATACCGCCCCAATTAATTAAAGCCTTTGCATTCCCGCTGGTTTCAGCTGCCAATTTAGCAATAATTAGTTTATCATCTGTCGTCATCATAATAATTCTCCTTTCAGAAATATAATTTTTATCTACCATAACAGCCCAAGAAAGCATCGCGAGAAACAATCATACAAGTTTTCTACCACAGTTCGGACAATATTTAATCAGAATATCAACACGAGCAATACTACCAATACCAGCAAGAGCATATAAGTCAGCCTGCAAAATAGGTTTTCTAACAGTGTCTGCCTCAGTAATATATAATCGTAGCCCTAATACATCAGAAGAATCACCAATACCAATGAAAGTGCCACCAATATCATTTGTCATATCAGACTTACCATCAATAGTTTCAACTTTACAAAATTCACACATAGTAACAACCTCCTTAAAAATATAAATTCAGCATATGTCCATTCCAAACCGGTTGTAAAAAATTAGACAAAAAAGAAGAGCCGTCGTATATTTCAACTAAGACTCCTCCATTCCCTTTACAGATAAGGTTTGATTTCTCTCAGATGATTTTGGATTTTTCCTATTTCATCGAGCTCACTACATAAATCTGCATATCGTTTATCAAGATAGTCTAAATATTCATCCAATTCTTGCTGATCACGAACCAAGCTTCTCTTACCTATAAGCATACGATAATCTGGATTTACGTTATCCAATGATGCTGCTGGTATCGCATAACAGAAATTATTTCTGTATAGTGTGCCAGGAATATCATTAAAATCCCATTCTGTCATCGTCCCGTTTATAACCGGATAAGCCCTGATCCGTCCGGTGCTAATCCATGCTCGAATTGTCGATTCTCCGACTCCTAATAAATATGCAGCTTCTTTGATTGTGTAATAGTCTCTCATCATTTTTACCTCTCTTTCTGAATATCAATCTTTCTTTTCTGCATAACATAGTAGGATTCTATCGCGAGGGATAAAATGATCAGTATCGAAAAATAATAATGACATTGTATGATCACGATAAGCATAGTGACATACCTCAAACGTAATATATAGGTCGTCTTTTAATAAAAAGTTTTGCTCAACACATGGCACACACCCACACGTTCTAATATGATGACAATATGATCTAATTCTATTATCATAGACTGGTATAACTCTTACCCAATATGTGTCATCATAACATCTATAAGCCGGATAATTAAGTTTCTTAAACTCTTCATACTGTTTCTTATCAATTTTAGCCATATAATGATAAAATACTCTATCACCAACAATTCGCTCAGATAGACGATGCTTTGCGATATACGCTTTCATTGTGATTTCTTCACTATTTATAATTTTCATAGTATTCATTCCCATATCATACACTCCTTTTAACTTAAACGTACAACAAAAAAGAGCCTAAGCCATTTCTGACCTAGACCCTTATGAATCTGAAAAAATGCCAACATTACTTGTTCTTGCCACCACGAGTTTCTCTCACTGTCTTTTCACCGTCATAATATACGATTGTGATTTTCATACGTCTCACCTCCATTTAAGTGAAACCAATTCTATCACAAATATAAATTAAATCAAGTATTGACTTATAAGAACTAGAAAACAAAGGGGCAAGTATACCACCCCTCTGAGAAATTACTGATGAATATAAATCTCATAAACATCAAGATTATCATCATTGTAAATATCAACTTCGAATTTCATACCCATACATTCAAATGGATAGTCTTCATATAGTTCCGCGTCATTAGGTAGTAATAACGTTGTAGATCCTCCATCAGGAAAACCTATAGTTATACCCCAATTAAGCGGACTTTTAATAAAGTACACTTGAAGTATGAACAGTTCGCCCGTATTGTCGACCTCTAATCCAATATTTACGAAATCACTGTTACGACTCACCTGAATTCCTCTTATATTTTTGTTCATATTGAACCCTCCTTTGTTTTTTTTTTCATAACATAGTAGGATTCTATCGCGATTTCTAGTAACCCCTGTACTTTAATTATTCAGCCAGTCCTCGAGCATCTTTATAGCAGCATTTTCATACATCTTATAAGTCTCGTTTACTAACTGTTCATTAAACATATCTTTGGTCTTACACTGACCATCTGGATAATCTTCAGGATTGGCTACTTCTATCTCACATCTCTCGAAAAATGGACAGGTAAGACATTCATGAAGTCTCCGTACATCTTTTCTATTTAATTTCATTCTCTGAACACATCTCCTTCCTTAATAAAAATACTAGTACATTTTGAAAGGTACTCACATTCTTTACCACCCATTTTACTACACAAATATTCAGATCCAGTTAAATGTGGGTAATTACAAAGATAACATGTTGCAAGCATACCGTGAATATGGTACTTACTTATAAGCTCTGCGTGACGTTCTCTATAGTTTTTAGGAATATCATTTATCCGTGTAATATAATTCCCAAGTGTTATAGAATCGATAAGTTCTGGATTGTCGTATATATTACCAATAACTTTTACTCGTGTTGTATCTTGCGGATATCTACGTCCAAGCCCACCTTCAATAATACTATTCTCATCTAAAACCACCCCGGATCTACTGCATGGGACTGAATAAATATCTTCATGTCTATCCCAAATACCAATGATATCACCCTGGAATATTTTCGTATTATCTTCAAAGCTATCATATACAGCAAATTCCAACAATCGCCCAACGGTATCCGGATATACAGGTATTGTGTCTATGAATGAATGGCTATTATAGTATCCCTGCGTTTGCCTCGATATATAGCGAAATTACTTCTCAAAAATATCAAACCTCCAATCTCAGACCACAAGGTCTACATAAATAATCACCAACGCCTAGGACAAGTTAAGCATTCGTGAAGTCTTCTAAGATCATTCCCGCTCAGGTTCATTTACAACACTACTCCTTTCATCCTGATTAAAATATTTAATGACAGTATTACTATCAACATTTAAAGTAGCCCCATGAATCGGAATACCACAAAAAGCGATGTCCAACACCGATCGGAGCTCATCGATCAATAAACCATGTTTTTTCATATAAGAATCATTAAAGTAGTTCCGCCTAGTTGTAATCTCAGAAACTGTCACAGGGAACGGAATGTCATAGCCCATCTCTTTAGCCTGTCTATACACTGCATGTGCCTGATATTTGTTTGCTACTACAATATAAGCTCCAGTCTCTGCCGACTTCTTAATCAATGTTGCCGTCTTACCAGAACATCTAGCTCCTACATAAATATCCATCATCTTCATAATTACTCCTTTTCTTCGTTTCTTAATGCACAAACTGTTTCATATATTATTTCATTAGCTGCAAGATCCATATGCGCTTTCATAACCTTCTTCGAATAATACTCTACGAATATATCAATAGCTTTTTCTCGATCATCCTCGCGAAGCCAAATCATGCCATTATATACATCACCCTCATCACCACTACATAGATACTTATGTCCATCATGATACGATTTGAAATACGCACGACCACGAGTACAGTTCGATATAAGACCATATACGTCATCAATATATTCGAGCACGCCTCTCCTGGATTCTAATTTACCTCCAAATATCCGGTATAACCATACTTCATCCATATCTAACACTCCTGTGTAGCCCTTAATACATGCCCTACATTATCGACATAACACTCGTGCCAAATTGTAATAGGTTTTTCATCACCATCTGTAAGGTCAATCCAAGCTGCCAAAACTGTATAATTAAATCGCATAGTTTCTACAGCTACCAACGCCGAGTCCAACGATAAACAACAGTCATATGAACTGATACGATAAGCACGTCTATCAAAATTATCCTGAATAATAAAGTTAGTCCAATATCTTTTCATTCTTACCACCCTTTCTAAAAGAAAAAGAGACCCTGCAATTAGAGTCTCTTTTCATGTTTATAAACCAAGAAATCATGGTTTCAAATTAATCCGGTAATTAAATAATTTCTGGTGTAATCATTAAGACACGATTTCCATTTACCATCCCAATATGCATTTCTGAAACTTCTGATGGAGTAAGAGTTTCATTCTCAAAAACGCTATTTACCATAATAGGCAAATCAATACCCTGTAAATATTTTGTATGACCATTTACGTCATCGTACAAGATCGAAAAAGATTTTGAACCAGTGCATTTTTGCTTATTTCGCATAGATTCTATATCTCTATAGAAATTATCTATTTTATTCCATGCTTCTGTAACACTTTTCGAATCCGCTACGTCTTCTGTAACAGAAGAAGCTAACATCTTAACTTCTTCCATAAAATTTACAGCTAATTTAATGTTCATTTCTCTTTGCTTTTCTGTCATAATATATTCTCCTCTCTATTAGGCATATCACTTTTATTCACCTGTCTACACAGATATTCTCGGCAGCTTTTCCGTATATTTTTTCACAAACTCATCTGGTGCAATACGAACAGGATTTTCAAAAGTATCAACATTAGCTTCATAGGCTTCACTATCAGAATCCAGCATATCAAATAACCAATCTGTAATAATATCCATAGCCCATGAAATATCAAATGTGCTACCTGCAGCTTTTGGATGACCACCGCCTCCGTAATTATGAGCAATTTCAGTACCAAGATTAATATCATCTCGAATTGTACGATAGCTAACCCTGCCACGTGAAATATCAATCATAGCAATGTAGGCAAGCTCAGGATGTATCTCACACAGACGATTACCGAGCTCACTAAAATACCGCTCAGCAAATATAACACCATATGTATTACCCCACTGGTCTGTTTTAACCGTAATCTGCTTCTCCTTTTGCTCTATATAAATATCAATCTCGTTCTGCTTCTGTTCGAGTAAGAGTGTATCAGTTTCTGAGAAATATGGGAATGTATGCATAGGTGATAGAAGATATAAGTTGTAAATATTATCCATAGCCCAATCGATAAATTTTTCCTGACCATAAATATAAAAGAGGTCGTTCATCTGCTTACTAACAAGCCCGTCTTCTCCAAGTTCTTTCCAACGCCAAGTATCATAATTTCTCACAATGGTCACGAATCGTTTTATATTATTTTTCATCGCATGACTCGAATAACTACCGGATAGCGTGTTTCGCAAATATAAATAGAACAATTCGGTACCACTAGTCTTTACAGCATCTAAATATTCATATACAGTACACCAAAAGTAGTTATCCAATCTAAGAGCAGTTCCATGATGATCGAATAAACGTACTGTTCTCTCAGTCTTATCTAAACAGTCAATCATACTAGCCACCTGATCGGAGACCGAAATATCAGTAATGAAAATCGAATCGTAACTCCTGTACAGATCTTCGTTTTCCAAGAATGCTTCTACTTTATCATCTACATCATCATAGTTACAATACTCAACATCTACATTCTCTTTCCCAAATGCCAAATACGCCAAAACAACACATCCAATTCCATCGAGATCGGTGTGTGTGAATAATTTAATTTTCATAGATTTAAATCTCCTTTATTTGTAATATAAGTCACGCTCTTCCAAAGTGTTAAAGTGTGGAGGATTATCGTAACTAGTACTGCCACCCTCGTTTTTCGTCTTTTTAGGTCTACCTACTTTTTTCTTAGCTGGTTTTGAATCAGCATATGACTCCCGAATATCAGAAACCTCTCTTTGTAATGCCTTGACCGTATTGTTAAAATTCTCCCGAATATCTTCATAAGACATCTGCATCCATTCTTTTCTCTGAGCACACTCTTCAGGACTTCCGCATCTCATATACTGTCTATACTCAAATAGTAAATTATTCAATGCCTTCTTTCTTTTTACATCAGACAAACTACTACAAAGTTCTTCTACGATTTCTAATTCTTTTGGTGTTAACATAATATTAATTCTCCTTTTATCTTACTTTTTTGATATATAGATGCATATCTGAGTCATTTCCAACAGTTTTGAACTTATATACTCTGGATTGTAAAATATCGTCTGATAATACTTCCATAGCAACAATAGCACTTGCTGAGAAACGACCGCATGGCTCATATACATGAACTGTGATATTCTGCCTCGCATCGAGAATTTTCAAAACGTCAATAAGTTTAAAACGACCGTTCTCCATTACATTTTCGCTTTTCTCAATATATTCCTCTACATTTTCAAACACAGCTAATGAGACTAAATCAGTTTTAGAATAATACCACAAAACATTATAATAAAGGATTCCTTCCTCAGCCGCACATTTAATCTTCCTGATAGCCGTGCCATCGTCATCAAGTAGTTTTAAATAACTAGTACCCGGCTCGTAAAAATCACCGTCAAAATATGCCTCCTATGATATAAAATAGCTTTGTATTCTTTAACTGTAGTTTTACCACTTCTAACATAAGCCCATACACTTCCTATACATTTCATAATATTAGTACCTCCTTACTTTACAAATAAATACATACATATACCAACATGTAGCGCATCGTAAGAATCAAAATCATCCAGTACTCCCAGTTGAGAATACCACACCCCATATGATTTAAGATAAGACCTTCACCTAACATAATCAGTGTGCTAATAATAAATCTAAGAATGTGTCCCATTACTAATACCCTCCTCTATCAACTGCATTTTCAAAAGGTTCGTAAAAGTGGTCTTTCTTCTCTGCAGTGCTTCTTCCAACTTATTAATCTTCTCATTCTCATCTTCCATGAAAATATCAATAGCTTTAAGCTTGTCTGCTTCTGGGAACCATACGTTATGGTTATACAGAACACCTGCTGTCGGATCACAAGTCAGTACACGAAGAATCTTTCCATCGTCATTAATAATTCTAAATATAGCCTTATATTTCCCCCGTACCTGTAAATCACCTTCATACTCATAGAGCTTCCCTCTGTAAAAATTGTATAAATATACTTTCATAAATATCGATTCTCCTCTATATTCTTACACTGTTTTCGGGCACGTTTCGTGAAATACATATAACGTTTCATTCGACAATCTTTCTTGTCCGCACCATTAAGTAAATACGAATTTCGTGCTTTTCGCTTTTTATTTTCACTTGCCATTATTCACATCCCTCAAGTCCTTCTGCTTTGAATTTAGCTACAGCATCGTATATAAGTTTCTTAATAGCTTCACGATTGTCAATAGAAAACCTATCTGGTAATGAAACAGTCCCGTGATATATCTCCTCATTGAAATTGTTATAAGATTTAACATTTGTTCTAACCGGGTGACTACCATATATAATTTCATGTGATGTTATACCGATACTATCACGCATACAGAAGCTAACACCACGATTTATTTTAACATGCGTTAATTCTTTACCATTACAAATAGGATATTCTTCAATGCGCATTTCTTCCAAGTCAGCTCCTTGATGCAAACAAACATAACGTTCAGCATCTTCCCGATTTATACACACTGTTTCAATATGATAGTCTGAATACTCACCAGCAGTTACTACATATACTGTATCTACCTTATTCATACTGTACACTCCCTTTCACACCAGACATGTCTTTAATAGCTTCATTGATTATCAATTTAGCTGTTTCCTTTTGCCTTTTGCCTATCGTTCGATAGAAAATCGAGATTGACATGCACTGTTTCACCACTTAAAATTCTTCCGATTATCATGTACAGCTCATTTTTCTGGTACATGCTAAACGTATCACATATCATCTGTATAGTCATAATACTCTCCTCTTCTCACGCTTCCTCTAATTCGCCAAAGATTTTTTCATAAGCATTAATGTCATATTTAAGTAACATATGCTTAGCTTTTTCTTCGTCAATAGCAATAGCACCACCTTGTTTAAATACAATAAGCCAGCGTCCCTTTAGTGATTTATATAATTTTACATTCACTGGGCGTTCGACTATATTTAAAGCATACATACACTTAGTGGATATACAATCCATTTTATCAGTATCGTATTTCAGATCATTAAACACATAAACCATAATAAAATTACTCCTCTTCTGATAACTAAATTTAATCTTCCATTTTTTTCAAGAATTCGTCCAGATCATCGCGCAACTTACGAACGTCGTCTACCGACAAGTGCTCAATAACCCAACGTTCATAATCAAATTTAGAGCTTCTATCTCTAGCTGCTACAAGAACTCTTCCATGTTTATCAATAGACCCATCATAACAAATACGTAAATCCTTGTTCCCAAATATTAGATTAGTAAACATCTCTACTCCTCCTCAATATCTTCTATAGTGATAATACGTGACTGCAGAATATCACTCAAACTTTCATCATGCTCAACTTTATGTTTAGCCACCATGTAATTGCAATAAAATGTTGGCGAACGTCTAACACCCAGTAACACAAGAAACTTATATAGCTTACTGTTAACGCACTTCTTATTCCAATGTTTCCATACTTTTAATCTTAATAACATTGTTTTACCCCCTTTCTTTCTACGATCTCCTTATATGCAGTAACGTCCCAGTCATTACCATCACCTGACCAATCTAATAACCATCGAATTTCGTCGATAGTCAATTTCAGAACATACTGTTTGATAAATATATGCATAGGTAAATCATTCTGAAAATACTGATAACGGCATCTATACAGAACATTATCTCTAAGATTCGCCATATTTAATTCTGATGCACTAGGTCTACCACGTTTGCTTGCCATAAACTCATTTCTCCTCTCTAGTAGATACAAACACACTAAGTTTACAGTCATAATTACCCCCACGTACCTCCTTCACTTCAAGACTACGAAAATTTGAAGCAAGATATTTAAGAGCATATAATGGTTTAATAGTACCCATAAAATGAATATGATCATTGATATATAAATCTACCTCTATATCAGGATCTGCTACTATCAAAATATCGTTAAGTGTCATAGTTATTTCTCCTCTCCGTTTATTACCACGGTAATGGCATTAGACGCTGCTGAAGCTCTGATATTGAGTACCTTAGCCCCAATCGTGTACATATTAAGACATTTAAGTGCATATAAAGGTTTCATAGCGCCCATGTAATGTGAATTGTCACGCTCGTATAGCTTTATAGTGACATCATGATCTGTTACCATCAAAATATCATTAAGTGTCATAATCAATTCCTCCTTATACTTTCATTACAAAAATAAAAGAGCCTAAGACATTCAAGACCTAAGCCCCATCGGTTTAGATTTCGTCTAAGATAATTCCCTGTGGTTTGAAGTCTAACAAATATACAAAACTCTCGCCCCGACGATATATCATATAAATATCACCTACAGTCATTCCTTCTTTATAAGTCCAACCCACTAACTGTCCAGTCTTTGTTCTCGAAAAACCCAGCATATCGTAAGCTTCGTTCAAGAATAAATATCCTCTAGTCACCAACAAATCATACATATATTTTCGTTGGTTGTTTAAAGTAAACCTATTCATGACGTTGTCTTTCATCCATAACCGGTTATTCTCGTCAAAAAATCTACTATAGTTGTCCTTCTCAAGCTGAATGACTGTACTATCAGTACCAACGTTATCGCCAGACATAAGCTCACTCAATTCATCTACTGTTCCTTCAAATTCAATTTTCATAATTCATTACTCCTTTCATGACTACAAAATCTTTACCATAACAGAATATGATTTATTCGCGTCTACCGCGTACGGTTCTTTTATACTCTTTGCTCATCAGATCAACAAAAATATCAGAGCGAGTACGTCCTGTCTTAGCACTCAACTCTGATAACATATCTGCCTCTTCATCGTTTAACCGAATCCGAATACCTTTTCGCTTAGCGTTCACTTTTGGCGGTCTACCTCGCTTTTTAATCAAAAATATCAACTCTCCTTATCTTCTTCTATTCTACGTCCAGCCCCATAACAATCCTGTAAGTATCTTCTATATACAGCCGCCATATCATCACGAGCTCGTCTCATAGCTTCGGCCATTTGCTCATCATAATAGGTGTTATTTATTGTTATTTTGTTATTATAGAGATCAGTAACAACAGCATCATCTATAAGTGGGTAATTCTCTCCTATAAATATTTCCATATCGCCAAAACCAGCATACGATATCCGAGCAAGTAAATCGTGCAATGAATCAACCGTAAATTGTTTTCGCATAATGATCAGTCCTCCTCTTCTCTGCATATTGGACCATAACTGTCAATTAATACTAAATCGTGTATTGTACTATCAATATCCATTTTCTTGTAGACGTCACCTGTGAAGTTAACCCCATAGTTAGTTTCTTCATGACAACGCTTTAAGAACTCTGCTTTTTCATCAGTATTAAGGTCGTAGATTCGATTAAGAAATTCATCAACACTTAACTGATTTCCTTTATACAATGCTACATAATTTTGAACCCTATCTTCACGAATAACTGGTTCATTAGATATATGTAAGAACTTAAACAGTTCGGTGACACAATCGTTGCATAAATCGAATTCTATACCACGACCGCCGTTATAGAGACTTCCTAACGTAATATAGTCAACTGTTCGGTCTCTATGTCTCAAAGACATATCCTTACAATCTGTATAGTATTTACCACATCTATCACATTTCTTAGCATTACTCATAATTTTCTTTACCTCCTAAATTTAAACAAAAAGAAAAGAGACCCCTAAATTAGAGTCTCACCTCGCGCATCTGCTTAGCGATTTTTAATTTGCGTCTCCTTTCTTTTTCTATTTTTTCTTGTAATTGATCAATTTTTAGTGATACGATCATCACAATAAGCTCTATTACCATAATGCTTGTCGGTACGTCTATGCCAAATAAGCATAGATTCACCGCCATCATCATTAGAAACGCTGCTATTGCAAAGATCCAATCCATTAATTTTCTCATAATCAATTCCTCCTTAATCTTTCTATAACAGCCCAAGAAAGATTCGCGAATTGGTGTACACACATCCTCAGTTCCCACATTTACTGTAATACCGATTTCAACTAACGTAATTACTGTATACACAATAAATATAAAAAGAAGAGCCCAAGCGTTATGCCTGAGCTTCATTCTCTTTCAAGTAATTTTGGATCTGTTTATACAGACCATCACTCAAAATATACTCGTTATAATCTGTTCCGAATACAGAGCCTAATCTACACATTACCCTTTCTGGTTTTACTCCAACCGCTTCAAGTAATTGTATAAAATAAGTCTCTCCTTCTGAACCAGGTTTTACTTTCATTTTGTGTATTCCCATAAATGTAATCCTCCTTTTACTTTTCTATAAGAGGATATGTAATCATCGCGGACTACTTGCCAGCCTTATACTTCTTAGGTTTACAGGAAATATCGTCCAAAGGTTCACCTATACAATCCCTGCATGGTCGTTTATCAGCAGGCATTACATAATACCGACAAGTCTTACAATAGAGACCGAAATATAATTCTTTAACTTCATTCTCCACTGCTACTCATCTCCATTTCTACATACTCTCGATGAAGTACTGCAATCTTAAAAGCAACGTAATCACGAGAATTCTCATCTGGTAAATATCCAGCCAATAATCCTTTTACCACTGCTTCGAATTTTGTATCCAATTCTTCTTTTGTTTCTGTTCTGCTCATTTTGTCTCTCCTTTTTTCTAGGTCTTAACACACGCTTGTAGCTGTATGTGTCTCTACCGTACCAAGTTTCTTCACACATCAAATATCATCTCACTTATGTAATAATAAAAAATCCCACAAGCCTATAACAGACTCATGGGAATACCACTAATTAAATACTGTAAACACTTTTTATCTCAGTTGCTTTAAATTTAATCGGATTGCTGAACTTTTTACCATAGTCAAGTCTGAGAAGATCAGCCGGTACATTATCCACAGCATCAACATATTTGTCTACAATACCTTTGAACCTACTAGCTTTTTTAAATTAATCATATGCACGTCTACCTCAACACTTTTGAAATATCACCATCTCGTATTGTTATAGTATCCCAATCAGGTCCTGGTAGTTCAACATCAATTAAATATGCTACCCCAGGTTCTAATATTTCAACTACAACACCGTGACGTCCGTCTTTTAGAATTACTTTATCATATAATTTTACAATCATTTCGACACCTCTTTCTTTGTTACATAAGCACTCGTTAATTTTACACTAGTTCCGTTCTTTTCTTGAATCCAAGCAGTGCATACGTTTGCCGTTTTTCCATTTGGACCGTTTAAATTCATCACCTGCTGATACCGCATTCCATACCCGTCATCACCTTTTTCTTCCAATTTACGTGAATCGAAATTATCAGAAATATTAGCCATGAGATCTTTATAATCATCTAATGTATATCCTAAAGCCACCTCGAACGCGTGCGCTTTGTCTGGTGCTTTATTTGGATTCAAAGCATATTGTGTAAACTTTTCTTCTGCCATATTGACCCTTTTAATTTTAGTGATCCTATCCGACGAACTATTTGTGTTTAAAATCACCTCATTATGATCAATAGGATAAGGTGGTCCGTTCTTTACACCCCACTTCATTCCTTTTACACCACTATGCTCGATATCTTTGTCGTTGTCAAGCTCATTTAACACTTTTCTAATATTCTCCAAAATAAACTCAACAGACTTTCTGGTCTTTCTGCTCAATTTCATATATGGACCATTTTTATCATACCAGTCAAATATCTCATACAAATTCTCAGATCGCCAACTGAATGACCACCAATCACAAATCATTTCGAGAATATAGTTTTCTGGCATATCCATGATAGTCTCGGCTTCGTCCGGATCGTCATGATTCAGAATCCAATACTGCCAGTGATGAGGGTTACGATGAATATGAAGCAGCCAAGCGTATTCATAATCCTGAATAACCTGATATGATCTATTCTTACCATAGAAATATTCATCATATGGCTCGTACTCATCTTCATTATTTTTACTACGATCATGATCAAAACAAATTTGCTGTGTTAATCTCAACTCCTGATCGACTGGCACAAGAGGCGGTATTCTATCGCGAATGAACTCAAATGCTTTCTTCACGCCATCTCTATGATCCTGCAAATATAAATCATACTCTCTGCTCATTTAACATCTTCTCCCTTTTCTCTTTAGCTTCTGCGTGCTTTAAGTTATCATCTTCTCTCTTCAATTTCACTTCAACAGCACGTAACACATCACTTTCGCTAATATGAAAAATGGACTTAAGGAATTCGAGACAAATATATGCATCCGCCATCTCTTCCAAAAGTCCAATCTTATCGTCATAGCCACGAATATGTTTGCTTACTTCCTGCTGCAGTTCTGCAAATTCTTCCATTGCAACAGTACATTTAGTTTTCCAATTACAACTCTTTAGACTTCTTCCAATAATATTCTTACGCTGCTTCTTGGAATAATGCGGAGCGTCTTTCAGTCCATTTACAAATCTTTCCCTATTCATTTCTTATCTCCTGTCTTTTTATTATTTCTTTATATTCTTCTACCCATTCGTCCGGTATTGGCTCACCAACCAATGCATAACGACACATAGCTTCATAAAGGATATCTTTTCTGTAATTATCACACATGAATTCCCATAAAATTCTAGGTATCACCCCTAATGGTGGTTTTGTTACACTCATCTCATATCTCCTTTAAACTTACTCCAAATACAACACCACGGTAGTTTCTTCCAAGCCACCACGTCGTACCGTTCGCAGTAAATATCAGTGAATACGCGATAATCCTCAATTGGTGCTTTACCAGACTCATACACTTTGTATCCGTCAAACACTGTCTGTCTTGTATCATTGATCCATCTCTGATCCCATTTACGAAAATATAAGTACAGGACTTTTGGCTCGTTCACTCCATATCCATCCTGTACTGTACAAAGATACCAACCGTCTTTTCTTGGTTTGAAGAAACGGTACGGTCTCCAAAAGTTAAATATCAATGTTCTTACCTCCAATCAGTATATTAATCGTATTTAATATAGATTCTTCGTACCATATAGCTACTACATGGTTACGTAACAGCTCATCAGACAGCGAACCTATATGGTAACCTTGCACGATACACATAATTTCTTCGCCATCCTCATCTGCATTTAACAGCCTGATATCGTTTGCATTAATAAGTGGTAAGACGTCACGTAGTAGTACATCTTTGATAATCTTACTTTCTGCTTTTGTACATTCAATATTACTCATATTTTTCTCCTCTTCTAATTGAATTCATAGTCTTCTGATTCATTCTGGTAAATCATGATCTTGATTGGCTTACCATTGCTACCATCACTCTCAATGTGAATGATACCATTGAATTGCAAATAGTTATTACCATCCGGATCGACCATTGTAAGACTCCCATCTTCTCTTTTATCTGACACTGAAATACTAATCGGTTCCAATAATTCTGCTTTCTTTTCACTTCCACTGCAGCCTGCCAATCCAAGTGTAGCTGTAAATATAAATAATCCTGCTATAAATTTAGTCTTCATTCTCCTACTCCTTTAATATTGCTAATCGATACCAAGCTCTGCAAGAATATCATCTGGAGGTATCAGGCGCTCAGCATCAATGCGATCCAAAGTGTGAATAACCCTACATGACCCGTCCGTTGTTGTCAGTACATAAGGATATCCGAGTCTGTATAATATTTTTTGTATCGTTGATTTTCCAGAGGCAGGTACCCCATCTAACAATATCCATTCTCCGAGATATACAGCCCGTTCGATGCGATTTAATCCATGTTCACCACAGCAATCTTTAATGTATTCCCTAGCTTTATCTGGTATAACAATATGTCTTTGTTTCTTAGTTACTACTGGGAGTCCAAATGCTCCTATTTTACCATAACCCATTTTCATTCCTCCTTTCTGAATCATTAAATATAAAAGAAAAAGACCCAGATTTTACTCTGAGTCTAAGCCTCTAATATACACTTTCACTGACGTAATCAATTAAACAATCAAAGCAATACGTCCAATGATTATAATTGGGTGTCCCATCAAGATATGTTGAAAACTTTTTATCCACACGTTTGACTATAATATTACCGCTGACTCTGGAATAATCATATTGTCTTCTAACTTCGATCTCGTCTGCATTATATGCATTTACGACATCCAAATGATCCGACATAAAATTCCCCAGTTTCTCTGGTAATTTAATCAATTCGTTGTATAAATTTTCCGCCTGTTCTAAGTACACTCTGTTACTTTCATGATCTCACCAATCGTTTTCATTGTAATCCTCCTTAAATAAGTGTATTTCTCATTAAAGGATAGGTATTTTTCGCGCCTATTGCTCTCCTGTAATAATCTCAGAATATGGCAAAGTCTCAATCCAAGAACAGAACTCACACCATTCATCAAGCTTGTGGTTCTTCCTGCTGTGATATATATTAGCCAGAACTTCGTAGTTCAGCATAACATTACGAGTCTGATTATAGCTGCTCGGAAGAAGCTGAATAAGCTGCCACCAACAGTCTTTTTTAGTTGGAATGTAAGTGTCGTTCCAATCACTGTTAGCAAAATATAAACTTCGTTCCTCGTCTGATTTGCAGTTGAAAGCATTTCTCCAGAAATTTAATTCGCTAATACTTTCATTGAGTAATTTCATTGCTCTGTTTGTTAAATGATCGCAACTGAAATCATCCCTGGTAAACTCTTTCTCCTGTATCTTGTGCATTGTACTGCAGGAATTTGCAACTGTCCCTACCTTATACGTATCAAATTCTTTCCACCAATATAACGGCGCTGTAATTCTCACATACACTGGCATCATTCTCATAAACTTTCTATGATCTGTACCAGCTTTTGCTAAGCGCTGCATCAATCCTAAATCGTTCGAACCTATCTCTTTGTTAATATAAGGACCTGAACAATTAGGATTACAGCATTCCGGATCACAAGGTTTGTCTTCGTGAAAACCAGTTCTACAAACTCTTAAGCAAGTATCACTCTTATCCCAACTATTCATAGGATTTCGCATCCCCTCAATAATAAACTCCATCTGTTCCGGACTAGCCAAAACTACATTTTCTAATTTAATCATTTTGTATCCTCCGTTTTGCATTTCTTTTCCATATTGTCAGGAACATCATCCTCACCGACCATACACTGGTTTATCTCTCCAAAATAATACGGACAACCGTTACACTTCTTAAAATTAGATTCACTCATCGCTTAGTACACTCCTTAATAAACTTAGTTATTTTATCCAAATCTCGTTTAAAAGTATTAATGTCTTTATCCTGTAGTTCTCTCGGCTTATCGTTCCATAATTCTCTTCCCGATCTTTGTCCATAGAAGAAGTCCCATTTTTCAAGAATATCAAGAATCTCTTCTAAATCACTTTTAATCATTGGGCATTCACCAATATCTTTGGTTTTAAAAGACGCCTGAACATAATAGGTATGTTTTTTAGTTCGTAAATAGCAGATGCGAATTATATAATCATCACCGTTTATAAAACTATGAAAACCTAACTTCCATACTTTAGAAACCTGATACGCATTTCGACCTATTAAACCTTTTTTAATTTTAATCATCTATCTCACTGCCTCCAAACTGATTTCTTTCTTACACTGTGGGCAATTTATGTATTTGCCGGCTTTTGCGATATTAGGAAATACACCTGTATGAACCGTTGTCTTAGCTCTAATATCCTCTTCCTCAAAAGAAAATAAGCAGCCACAATAATCACAACGCTTCTCCTGTTTCGTCCCTGGTTTAATAATTTTAATCATTTGTGTTCTATCCTTTCTTTGAATTCCTTAGCATACTTTTTAAGATCTTCTATTATCCTAGATGGCGCCGCATGATTTATATAAAACACATACATTCCAGATTTTTGATTTGTATCCATTTTCTAAAAATAAAAGAGAGCCTCAGCTAAATATAGCCAAGACCCTCTATCCTGTTAAAAACCAATTTCTTTATATCCTTGAATAAATGCTACTGCCATTTCACGATTATGCCACATCTCCTTTCTAATCAGCTCATTATAGCGAAGAGTCTCGTTAGCGTCATTTAGCATTTTTTCGTTTCCTGTTAATTTAGCCGCTACCTTAGCCCCCTCTAAAAACCGGTTGATCTCTTTTAGTTTTTTGTAAGCTTTAATACGTTCAAACATAAGTACCATCTCCTCCTTAAATAAGTGTATTTTCTCATTAAAGGCTTTGTTTTAATCGCGTATTATCGTTCAAGAAGAATACTATCTAGTAAACGTCCCATAGCATTGGCGATATATGCATCTTTATCCGCCACATTATCAAGCTCTTCATAAGGAAATACGTGTCTTAAGCATCTACCACTACTGTGATCAAATATACGGACACCAGTAGACTTTAAATCATCATAACGATCAAAACTAATAGAAACACCATACTTTCTGCACAGTTCTATAATCTCTAACATAAACATCAATCCTCCAAATCGATATACTCTAATGAATCAACATACTCTTGACTCCAGAACCAATTAGTAAATGGACTCTTACCCCAGTACTTTGCTGAATATATATATTTATTCCAGTTATAAGCTTTCTCTATAACTTTTTGTCTGGTGATATTTTCGTATTCACTATTAACACATTCTATCTGTTTAATAATAGACTCACGTTCTGCGTTCGCTTTATGAATATCTACATCGACTCCGGTATGCCCTATAATAATAGCAACAACTGCAATACATGTAGCAATTCCACCTAATAACATACAAACATAACCGGTAATATCAAGACTGTCATATTTCCAGCTATTCTTAAACTTATAATGCAAAATAGTACCAACGATAGTTACCAATATACATAACAAAGTTATAACCATTTATTTTGTCTCCTTTACAATTCCTAAAAATCTTACAGTCTCATCTCTAAGACACACCCAGTACCTCTTTCCTTTATATACAACTTCATCGCCGTCATAGTTATAATCCTTGTCCGGCTCGGAAGCATATGCTAATATCATTACTTTCGTAGTATTATTCATCTTTCCAATTCTCCTTATCAATAAACGGCTCGATTCTTTTGTAAACGTCACGTGGTACAAGATTCTTATACCCCCAGTCAAATAGGTTGAATAACGTCTTATAATATGATTCGATACATTCATAGCTGATACACTTGTCACACCGATCTTCCAGCATAGCTGCACGGTTATGTTCGGCTATTGCATTCAATAAAATTATATGATTTTTATAGGTGTTATTGTTTTTAAAATGTAAAATAACCATTGCTATTAATATAAATATGTTAATAAATATCATCTCAGTTTCCCCCTTATGCTGACAGAAGGTCTTTAATACCCTCAAGTAATTCATCTTTGTCATCTTTGGCTTTCTTATCATTCTTGACCGCTACATCTAATGCTTCTTTTGCTTTAAGAACTTTGTCTTTGTTCGTAAATAATGTGTCAATAGCTTCATACTTAGCTACAGCGTCATCACGTTTCTTGTCAGCTGCCTCAATTTTCTTAAGGCACTCCTCGCGGATACGATTGATTTCTTCCTTGCACTCAAGACGAATGCGAACTACTTCTGCCTCTGCGTTATTCTTAACTCTCTCAGCGTCACGACATACATCTGCATTAGCTTTAGCCACACGATCTGCATGAAATTTAGCGAATGTTTCCTGATCCATCTCTTTAAGTCTCTGAGAATATGCAGTCTTAGCTTCTGCATCAGCCTTAGCCAATTCTTCGCGCATTTTAATATCTTTAATACGTTCTTCCTCTGCGATACGATTAAGCTTAGTCTGATGAATCTTCTTCTCTTCCTTACGCTCAATATGACCAGCAGCCCAGTAACATCCAGCCCCTCCAGTAAATACTGCACCGCCTACTACCATCATCCATTTTCCGATTTCTTTAATTTTAGCTGTGTTCATCATAATTTGTTATCTCCTTTTCGCTCCATTATTTTTAAGAATAGTTTCAAGATCGTGGATAATCTCCTGCTGATGATTCACAATCCCAATAAGCTCGTTTACTTTAATAACAAGCATTTTGTCCGTATGTCCATATTCATCGGCTACATACCATTCTTTGTTTAATCGTTTTACTTTTCTCTTTGCCACTGTTACTCCTTTCTTACCAGATCATAATCAGTCATACAGTCTGAATAACCCCTAGTATAAGCATTGTTTAACAGCATCATCATTTCGGATGCACGAATATTGTCACGTAGTATATCGACATTATATTTCTTGTTACAAGCCCTTCGTTTTCTTATTAATTCGATAGCCGCTGCCAACTCTTCTTTAGATACCTCTATGTCATAACGCTCGTTTATGAAATTCTTAATTACTGAAAATACAAAAGTATCTGCAGTTTCTTGGTAACTCATAATAAACCTGCTGGTATAATTATCTACTCTATAATCTAAATCTGTATCGATACGCGGTATATCAGCTTTAATCGCCACCCCTGGAATACTTTGGATACTAATTGGTTGTTTAATGTCCACCATACTTACTCCTTTCTGAAATCATAAAAAAGAAAAGTCTCAGCATGTTTCAGCCAAGACTTCTCATCTCATTTTTTTGAAGCACCAGTGATCTAATTTAGGTACCCAATCAATAATACCTACTTTATACATGTAAACATCATTAGCGTAAAGCACCCGTCGAATTGCCCATATAGGTATAAACGGATATTTCTTTTTAATGAGTTTCACAGCATCCCAAGTATCGTATATTGGTTTGTTACTCATATGTACCACTCCTTTCTTCATAAGATAAAATGTTTTAATCGCGAGAAATAAAAGAGAGCCTCAGCTAAATATAGCCAAGACCCCCTGTCCTGTTACTTATGAAACTTTACGCATTCTTTAGAGTTTTCTGGTTTATAATGTGTCATACTCTGAGTAGGTTTTTTGATTTCGTCCGCCTCTGCTACAAGTTTTTTTGCTTCACGTACTAAAGATTTACCAAACATTGTCCACACAACTGTGCTGACCGCGTTGGCTACTTCTTTACCCATGATCAATCCAAATCCAGCAGCAAACGCTACTTTTCTGACACCCTTCGTATTCAACACCACATCATATTTCTCCATAATTGTTCTCCTTTCAAAATAAATTTCTAAGTATCCATAATAGCCCTTGTAATTTTCGCGTTTGGGGAATAATAAACGTACTCTTTAGCAATATCAAGATACTCGCTAGGATAACATCCAAGATTACCAGTAAATGTCCCAGCGTCGATTTTCCAGTTTGATCTATATAGACCGAGTTGCTCCCATTTAGATAAATATGAATGACACTCAGACTCCGAGATTGAATCCTGTACCAGGTCGATAACTTCTCGTACGGTCCATAAATCACATAATACGAACTTTATACACATTCTGAAAAATGTCTTTTCTTTATCGGTCATAATACTTACCTCACTTTATAACAATTTTATGCTTTCCTGATGAATTTCTTAATACTTTTAATCCGGCTGATTTAATATCTCCGATCTGCTCATTGTAGCTAATAATTTGACGCGTACAACCATGCATATAATTAGCATACATTTTGTCAAGATGCTCTTCATATTCTACCTTTCGCAAATAAATATCCATCTTCAACTTATCCATACATCTGCCAGTAGATTTATAGGCATTCATATATTCGGCGAACATATCCGAAAAATTATTCATAATATACATCTCCTTATTTTCTAACTATTCTTAGTTTGCAATAGTCCTGATCGTTATCAGTATAAACAACCTTATACCTACCATATAACCTTCTATATATCAGATATTTATATATAGCATCAAGCAGACCATTTTCATTACTATCATACGATCCACCTATGTCAGCGCCATGTCGTACGGCTTGTTCTAAAATATCATTAATCAAACCTATCTCTGTATTGAACGAATTTAATGGTGCAGGTACTAACTTTTCATACTCTTCCGACATAATCAATGTTTCCTTTCATTTCTTATCTATGAATTTACGCTCATTGAAATCCTTCTTCTGTGACAAAGCTCGAGATATAGCTAAGTCAATATTAGAACGAGACTTCAAATGATAGTAATATAAATCGATGTATGGCGTATTAAGTCTGTCTATACGTCCACATGCCTGCAGTAACGTTTTATAGCTGTAAGTCTGAGAGAAAAATACAATACAATCAGTCTTAATGCAATTAAAACCTTCAGCACCCGAAGTGTAATTGACTATATATACCCATCGTTCTGTCTCCGGTATTGCTTCGTGAGCATGTCCTGAATACTCAGCAACAGCTACATCTTCTCCGTAATAAAGATTCTTTAAAATATCGCGTTCATAATCATACGAGTAAAATATAATCATTCTTGGATGTTCTTCAAACAGCTCCAGCAATTTTACTTGACGAGACACATCAGAATTAACAACCTTACGGAGAATATAACATAGCACAGAGGCTTGAGATATTGGCTCTTTCTTGAATGGATCAAAACGTGTCTTCATGACTTCTTTGTAAAACGGTTTATCATATTCGACCCAAACATCTTCATGATGTGGTATTGTGTGTCTTCTAAAATCCATATTTATAAGAATTCTATCTCTCAGACGAATAAGCCTTGTTTCATTTCTATACCCCGTCACACTTGGATAGCTAGTATAACGTGAATATATAAGATGATTATCTCTGAATTCTGTACGATTACGAAAGAAACCGTTAGCCACAAATACAGTTTCGTAGTCTTGCCAAGTATCACCGGGGCTTGCTGATAATATGATCCACTCATTATACTTAGCAATCTTAAGAAAAGCCTTACACCAAGCCCCTTTTCCAGTAACCTTATCCTCGTCAAATATAAAGAACGCATCCTTAATATCTTTATATTTTTTAACACATTGCCAACTATCTATCACTACCAAATTACCATACTTTTCAGTCACATGTGTCTTCTTATCTGGATATAACAGAAATGGTGTAAGCTCTTCTTCCCACTCCATATCATGTTTTTTCTTAGCAGTTGTTATAATATACAAGTCAGGTGGTTTCTTAGACATAGGCTTATAGGTATGATATCCCAAATACCCACCGTATGTACTGAAATAGTAATATAGTGATGTTCTACTCTTACCGCTACCAGTACCACCATTAAGAATACAACCGGTAAACATTCGGTCTATAGCTTGCTGCTGGTGGGGATATAAGAAGTCAGTCTTCCTTGTCATTAAGAATCTCACCTCTAAAATAATCAGTAGTGTATGGTTTATGCTGGAATGCACTTCTGGCTACTGGTAATACTCTCGAATTAACCATGTTGGCTCTTTTTCTATCGGATATCATTTCATATATCGCCTTTTTGCTACCTTGTGTTGTGTCAAAATTCAGTCTGCTCATCTCCATATCCTCCCAGTGTTCTTTGATTTGATTGTGATTCTACCTTCGATATGGAAACCTGACAACTCACAAATAGTGAATATAGTATCTAGTAGTTTCTGAAATTTAGCACTCTCATCTTCTGCTGCTTTAATAGCTTTATATGCTGTAGGATCGGAATAACCCTCCGCATTTTTTCTTAAGTTATCGCTCATCTTGCTTCTCCTAATCAAGTAATTCTGTATCTATAATCTGGAAATTTGCTCTGTGAATATAAAGAGGTTTTCCATCTATCATAAGTTTTGTCGTTTTAGGTAAATCATCTGGGATCTCACAGTATACTTCATCACCAGAATATGCTGTAATAGGTTGACCGAGCTGCGATTTAATTACCACGACACGACTTTTACCAAACATGTTTTTGTATTTATTAACGACACCAGTAATACTAGTCCAATCGGTAATACTGTCTGCATAACTGTAAATATCATTCTGACTGAATACTGCATCAGGCTGTAATCCATTTCCTTCAAATATACATGTATCACCACAGCTCTGAATCTGCTCCCCGTCGATATTAATCGTAATAACTGATGATAATTCGTATCCAGTAATGACTTCACCATCACTACTGTATGATGTGGTTTCTACTGGATTACCAACAATATTTATTCGATCTCCGGTAGCTGTCATAACAATACTTCCATAATTATCGTACGTACGAATCGTATAGCTATTACCGATCAGATCACCTTTAATATCGTTTAGTTTTGAATCGAGAATAGCGCATCCCGAAATACTGAATACCATTAACATCATTAGAATTACTGCTGTCAGTTTTTTAATATTTTTCTTCATTAGTTTTCCTCCAAATATAAAAGAGACCCTCTGTTAAGAGAGCCCCTTGCTTTTATCTCATGGCTTGTTATCAGCGTTTACCACAATATAGCCGTCTTTGCTACACCACATAACTTTGTCTGATAGAATATCTTCTGAACTAACCACACCACTTTCATAATTCACCTCATGTACCATAAATTTAAGTTCTTCAACAATATCATAGCCACAGTCAGGAATTATCATGAGTTCGTGTATAGATGAAGGTATCACAAAGTAGTCGTATCCAAGAGAATCACCAATCGTCTTGCGTACGTTATGATTTGCTATACAACCAGCGCCATATATGTGTTTTCTATTTGTAATAGCAAATAGTCGCATAACCTGTGGATCAATAGATAAACTTTTACCATATAGATTAGATGTCATCGCTGTTGATTTTTCTAAAAATGAACGAATGTCTGTAATATCAAAGAGTAATAGTGCTTCTTTATTCATTGCTGCCAACGCATCACGATACAGCTGGTTTACAGTAATATCCCAGTATTTCATAACACTATTATTGGCATTGAACGAATACATGCCCTCACCATCTGAGCCAATATTTACTGCGAAATATCCAGCCCAGTCACCTACATATATCACTGGTAAATCTTTAATGCGTTCTGGTTTAAGTTCAGGATCACACAAACGAATTTCCAATCTATCTTTGCAATCTTCGTATCTAATCAACATAATGACTCCTCCTTTTATTCTTCCCGTTCTTCTATTCTTACACGACCTCTCTCCCATAAATCTTCTCGCAATTTATCCATATCCAATTCACCTGATTCCCATTTTTTATAATAATTAATTACGTGTTCTGTGAACTTTGGAATCTTATCTGAATATGTTTTCTGCCAGTAATGATCCATGAGTACTTCCATAGGTAATGTGAGCATCAGAACCATAGATGTACGTACTGCATCTTCTGTTGCTTCTTTTTTAACACGCTTAAGCTCGGCAGCAATCTTTTCGTTTACCATAGCTTCGAGCTGCTCTTCCGTTAAATTATAAGTAGCTGTCTTGTTTTTCTCTCGCTCAGCTCTACGCCTCTCTGCTCTCGTCATTTGAATGCCCACCCTTTACATTGTTACATCTTTCGATACAAATACAAATTCTACTAATAATACTTGATACTGACATGTAAATAAGAAGCGTGTACAGCATAAGTTCGATAAAAGAAATAAAATTCATCGTTTCTTCTCCTCCACAAATTCTCTTAATAATTTCTTAGCCGCTTCAACGCCCTGGTTATAACGCACATTCATTGCATTATTACCCGGTAGTTTGAGCTTGTTTAACTCTACAAGGACTTGTAAATATTCTTGTTTTTTCATACTACTTACCGCCTTTCTTTTTGTCCGGAGTGTAATTGATCGGCTTGTGTGAATATTCATTTACTGCCTGACCAAGACACTCATTACAAGGTTCTTCATCCTGCCAACACTCAGCCGATTTACATGTTGGACAATACTGCTCGAAATATACGATCTTGTCGATAAAATCCATGTCACTCACCTCCTTCATCAATATGTACATCGGCGTTCTTTGCAGCATCACCTAATGAAATACACAGTATCGTTATAATAATTCCGCAAAGGAATCCAATACCTGCTCCTACTAAAACCATCGTTATCACCTCCTAAAATATAAAAGAAAAAGCCCAAGCGTTATGCCTGAGCCTTCTTAAAATAATCACATGTTATCTCTGATACTAAATACGCCCTGTATTTACGAAGAAACTCATACAGCACATAATCAGTTGTAAGTCCACTGAGTATTCGATTTGCAAAGTCGTCAACCCACATAGTAAATCCTAAATCATCACGCGTTGTGATGTCGATTCGCAATGTGTTGTCTTTAACCCCACAATACACATGACCATAGACCATGTCCTTGATTTTGTTATATAATTTCTTTGTAAATACTATTTCATATTCGTTCGTCCTAATATAATCCTCCTTCATTATTTTCATAAAAGAAGATGTTATTTACGCGAACATTGGAATCGATATATAGGTATGAGCCACTTACCATTGACCTTTGTTGCTCCTGGATATAGCCCTTTTCTACAATTCATACGTATCGCAGCTACTGATACCCCTAATTTTTGAGATAGCTCTATCGCAGAAACCATACTGGATGGAACGTTCCCCGACACTTTCTTTTTCTGTTTTACAGATGCATTCGTGATCTTTTTCACGAGTTCCGAAGCATAATAATTTGCCATTTCCATAGGATTGGTTGTATCGATAATGTCGTATCCGGAAAATATATTGCCAACCAGTTTGGTATGATTTGTTTTGTCTGACTTACACTCACGCTCTGCTTTCTGCTGAAATTTCTGTGCTTCAGTCATAGGCTGATAGCATGACATATCAACTCTACATGGATCAAGTGGATCTGGATAATTACATCCATGTGGGTTATTCCAGCCATATTTACAATGATCGCACTTTTCAAATCTAGGCATCTTTTTCTGCACCTCCGTTGTCTTCCCAACTATAATCGTTAAAAGGATGGTCTAAAAATATAATGTTTTCTGGATGCACCATATGAATCTGCCCATTCTCTAATTCTACTATTGCTTCACCTTCGCCGATCCATCTATGGAATAACGCGTTCTTATAATTATCGGATTTCTTTATTTTCGCCTTGCAAGGTCTTAATTTATTCCCTGCACTTACTACCCATCTCATTAGTAATCTCCTTTACAGATATGTCAATATAACGTATATCGCTGTTATAATAATCATGATGAATGCTAGTATGTTCACAATTGCATTAATACATAAGAATATATTTTCGCCTTTGGTAAATTTATTACTAGCGAATCTTAATTTATCTATTGTATTAAGACCATTCACATATATACGCCCCAACACATATAGTACAAAACTAATAACACACAAGATCAATGTAATCTTAACCAACATCTCTATAACCCCCATTCGCCAATCGGTTCACCAACTGTTCCAGCAGACCCATCACTATCTGTCGGTTTGAAATATGCCCCATCTAACTGAGGATACATGAACTCAAACATAAGATAATTTGCTGCATCTACTAAATATTCTGTGTTTTTTGTTTCCTTATACTTCTCGATACACAGCTCATGTGTAGCTAATGCATCAACAAGTTTATCTTCAAAATTTGTTTGAGCCGGTCCGTACTTATGAAAGCTAACCTCAACTCTATTTTTTCTAAGAGCATCGAATCTATCCGAATACTCTTTTTTCATATTCGGTACTGCCATTTTATTATTCTCCTATTTAACTTTTAAATATAACCATTCGTCTCCGGTTTCATATACACCAAGTGCCATGAGATTTGCCTTGTCAACACACCTAACCCTGTCTGATAATGTATGAGATTTATGACACAGGTAATATCCACCACAATAAATCTTCCCACGATCATGCATAACACATTTAAGTAATTCATTGGATACATGCACTGTAGCCCATAAACCGTTTTCTACCTTACTTATCTCGGCATAATCTAATACTGATTCTGGGCCATCGAACTCGTAATTCCAAACCACTGGTATTTTTTCTGGATAGTTTATTTCTGTACCCTTAGTTATTACGAAATTGTTAATGCTAACTCTGTCATACACGGCTACAGGTCCTTCTAAAACCATATCGTCCTCCTTCTGGTAATTATTGCATTAATATTCTCAACAGACTTAATTACTGTATTCACAATAAATATAAAAAGAGAAGACCCTATTAAGATTGTTCTCAATAAGATCTTCTCCTCTAACTATTTGTGGTTTTCAATTCGTACCTTACAGATATCGCCAACCATAGTTCCTAACGTTACAATACCGGCTGCAATAACCCAACCAGGCACCTTAATTGTTTTGTCTCCTCTTTTGAATTCCATAATGTTACTCCTTTCTAACTTTAAATAGTTTCATAACAGCACTAGTTTTCTTCGCGAATATAACTGTTTGTACATACACTATAGCAATTATCTTCAGCTATAATGACATGATCTAACATACGAATTCCAACTAATACTCCTGTTTCTTCCATTCTTTTTGTCGTAGTGATATCATTGCTACTAGGTTCACTATCTCCACTAGGATGGTTGTGAAGTAATATAATGTTAACAGCATTAGCCAGTAGTGCCTTCTGATAAACCTCTCTAGGAGATACCACTGATACATCAACACTTCCATGAGAGATTTCAATTACAGCAGTCAGCCTGCAACGCGTATCTAAACATAACATGTAAATATATTCCTCACTCTCTTCATGGAGTTTTAGGTAACCCTTAGCGAAGCTTACCACATCAGAAGCGTAACGAAATTTGTTTTTCATCTCTGGATAATTTGTACTTGATTCTTTAATTAGTACTGCCTTATTATCATTTAATTTAGTTTTGTACTTATTGACTCTCACGTTCACACCACCCTTTCGTGTATCATTAACCTTTCAATTAAATGTCATTCTTTTCACTTGTTTTCGCTGCTTTCTGCTGAGGTCTCGATGACTTAATCTCAGCTCTTTCTCCTGTGTTAGACCACTCACATGTCAACTTGCCACTAAGTCTTCCAGCGTATGTACATCTGTATTTCAGACCTGTGCGCTCATCTACATAAATATCCCCTACAGCTCCTTCAATGTGTCCTCCCGGTACACCATGTCCTTTAATTTCTGCCATTATATTAATCTCCTTTAAACATAATTATTTTTTGATAGCCTCATCCCGTATAACTCTATTGCTACCTCTCATGTCAGTCCCCCACTAATATAACTAGACTGATTCCCCGTGCAGGACTAATGAATGTAGTCCCAGTCTTCTGTTAAAATATCGTTAATACTTGGTACCCACATAGCATGACTACCATTTACCATCTTGATCTGAAGATAAGGTTCACATTTGAATAAGTCACCTTCGTTTAACCCCCATGCTTTTGCTGTCTGCATATTGCACGGAATACCGTCCGGATATCCTTTCTGATATACAACAAACATGTTTTTACCATTCCATCCATGTCTGAATATCTTTTCACCTGATTTTACTTTTTCTAATGCTTGTCCAAAATTCATCTTCTTACTCCTCCGGATATTCTTCTTCAGCATATTCTGCTGCAAATCTATCAATATTCTGAACTACTTTCATTGACTGCAAATAAGCTGCTCTAAACGGATTTCCATTAATCTCATCGTCATATGGTCTAATGTCCAGACTTACTGTCGCAATATCAATATCGTCAATTAACGCTACAGTTTCTTCTGAGAGTCTTCTGTGCGAGTTACCAGACTCTACATACACCTGAGGACCGCGATCGTTAAATTTAACCTTGACCGGTAAATAAATAAACGGGGATTCTCCCTCTTCTCTCGGTGCTTTAATCTTAACGTTCCAGCCAGCACCAAGACGGTTAACATCGCTCATAAGAGCATCCGCCATTTCTTCACCTGTCACTTCTCTTACTCCAGTACCATCGTCGATTGTGCCACCCGTAATAAGTAATGCAAAATTACGGTCTCCTTCTTTATTGAACTTACGGTCTTCTCCCCTAAAGTTCTTGAATACGATTCTTGCGTCGTTGATCTGTAATACGTTTTTTGGTGCAAATACTAATTCCATAATTTTAAATCTCCTATTTCTTTTTTTGGTTTGATTTTTTTGGTTTATAAGCTTCGTAAATATAAATCAATGATGACCATAAGCATCACCCCTTTCGTTGCAATCAAAGTAAAAGAAAAGAGCCTAAGTCATTTTGACCTAAGCCCTTCCGAATCTGAAAATATCAATATTTACTTGTGTTTAAACCATCTAAAATCTGGGTTCACACAGCGAACACCCATCTGCACTCCTCCTATAGATGTGAGCAGTATCCCCAACAATAATTTTTTATTGTCATCAGATAACTTTCCACGATAAATCCCAACAGAGTCGTGTATCATGACCATTCCTGTCCCTCCGATTATAGCGTCTAAAATTTGCATTTTCGTCATATCTTTATCCTCCTTGATCTTTCTATAACAGCCCAAGAAAGATTCGCGAATTAGCTTTTATGCGCTACAAAGCAAGCAATACGATGAATTCTCTCCTGCTCTGATTTTGGTAAATCGTGAAATAAAGTGAATCCAGTAGCGCCGTTATAATCATCACGAAACTGATCATAATATTGACTGTGCTTCCATAATTCTGGATAATCGTTCTTATACTGTACAAGCTCTTTAGATTTCTTATCATAAAGCCTGTCACTGATAACATTACTATCCAACTCATAGTAAATATAGGAATGTACTAATATAAACCTTTGAAGAAAGTCTATGTATTCCTGTGATGTTAAATTATCCGGTTTCATAAACATACCTCTATCAATTAATAAAATGGTAATTCATCTACATCTTCGTCAAATGGTACTTCTTCTGGAGACCCTTCTGGAATATTCATGAACGCTGGCTCTTTTTTCTTCGGAATATATGGATCATCAGATACGAACCACTCGAAGTCAACGTACCTATTAATGGTATCAACAGCATCATCTACTAACTTAGTAAAATATGATGTATCGATAAACTCTTCGTTAACACCTCTAATAGTTTCAGATTCAAGCCAACGATACCCTGTTGTTCCAGACGCAGCCGCTCGTTTACCCTCATCGACACGATACATTTCGCCACCGCCGTGTCCTGGTTTAATTGGGCAGAAATGACCGACACGTCCTATAAACTGATAACTATGACCTTCTTCAATCTTTTTGTTCAATTCTGAAGCCATCGATTCGTACATTACATCGGATATTTTACCCTGTTTGTATTTTGACTTTAGCTTATCAAGATCATGCTCGTATCCTTTCACATCTGGTAACGATTCGTTCATATCCAAATATAACGCACCTTTTGATGCTGAGAACGTATCACACAAATCATCGAATACAATCGGTTCATGACTGAATAACGTCTTAAATACATATGGTACTGCAAATTGGTCACCAGTAGCCGTCCACTCTCCGTCTGTTGTTTTAGCAATATAAACGGCTTTATTAACTAAACAGAACTTCTCAAACTCCGCCTCAGTCTCAAATGAATATCCGTACTCTTTACCGAAGTCAAGAACAAACTGCTGGATTTCAGGTGTAGCATCAGGTATCTTTATTGAGTCTGTTTTAATATGAGCAACTGTGAATCCGCGTTTCTGTACCTCGCGCTTAAGCAATGTCATAAATAACGCACCACGCTTAGCCACAATATTATCGACATTACGATCATCTCTAAATGCACACTTATATGACGCTTTAGTCTGTCCATAGACTGCATTAACTACTGTCTTCAAAGCATTAGCAAGCATCTTCGTTGTCAATTCACCGTCAATAACCTTCTGAATATAAGGTTTGAGTTTACCGTCAAATAATCCATCAATAATGTCCCATGCCTCATGTTTAATAGATACACGTCCGTCAACAATATCTTTAAAGGCTTTCGTGTACTCAGGTCCAAGTAGAACCTCCGCAATAAGACTTGATGGATGCTGTCCGGTTACATCACCATCCCATACGGCACCATAGAATCCAGGTTCTGAATATACGCGTCCGCCCTCACCGATTTCTTCTCCTAAATATGTGGACTTTCCGTTCTTATATTCATATCCTGGGAAGAAAGGCAGTATACTCCATCCAACTGGTAAAACCTCTCCCGGAACATAATCACGATACTGTGGCATACCATCCGCATCGAATACACGAAAACAGTAGTCAGGCCCAAACTTCTCGAGATATTCTTCGTACTGGTCACTACCTACTGGTAGGGCAAGATTACGGTAATTGAATTGAGTCTGAGGATTACGATCGTTACCAAATATAATTCTCTGAGATAAACTATTGGTCGAATCATTAACTGTCATACCAGTAATATCAGCTAGGATTTCTCTAGCAATCCAATCACCTTTTAAATAACAGAACGCCGCTTCCGTTGCGATGACATCGTTTATACAATAATCAGCTACTAACCCCCATTTTTCTTTTGGTACAGGCTCATCCCACGGCAGTCCCAACTCCTGATGATGTGTTCCAGCTTTGATGACTGCGATTTCATCATCTGAGAATCTATTTTTTCGTAACTTGGACTCAGACTGTTGGCTCATTTCGATTTCCAATTTCTTAAGACTCTTCTTATTACCTGCTGATGCGAAATCATAAATATCAGTGTACGATAGATTATAAGCCTCACCGAATTTAGCTTTTCGACTGATCTGCTTGTCTTTTTTATTAACAAGTCTTTGTGATAAGTCATATAACTGGGGAACCGTATAGCCCATAAGACATGCGTAAATCATATGATTATCGTATTGTCTATTGTTGAACCCAACGAGTTTGAACTTAATAAGTTCTTCAATATCTGATGGCCTAGGATTAATCAATCTTACGACCGGCTTACCTAATCCCTGAAACTTATAGCACACAAGAAATAGATTCGGAAATACCTCAATGTCGTAAAATACCAAATCTTCGTTGTTACTATCATTAGATACTTCACTAGCATTCTCGGATTTAAAATGCATAGCCGCTACTAACTTAAGACATGTATCTGACTGATTACTGCTATCTAACGCCAAAGCGTAAATAGCGTTCTTCATATCAGATACGTCGTATCCCATACCGCTCTCGTATGCTTCCTCTAGTGTCTTATAAATCATGTCAATACTTGGTTTCGTATTGCACATAATCTCTTTATTAATATGTCGTTTAAGAATAGCCCTCAGATGCTGCTCATTCTTAATACAGTCAAAGTTTCGCACTTTCTTTACTCCTTTCAATGGCAACCCACTACTAATAGTTGCTACTGGAAGGTCATTGCACTTCGATAGCCTCCTTCTTAACGAACTATTACCAGTGAACACCTTTACTTCAACATCATCCGTATAGATTCTGCTGAGTTTGGTTACATCATCCCCTGCATAAATATAATGAAGATGAATACCATTGCCACCCTTACTTATTTCGGCATATGTTGGAGGCCATTTTGACGCTTCTTGTAGATTCTTTTCAAAACACTTATTACCATTCTCATCTTTAATATCGAAGTCAATTACAATATGATTCTCCGGAACACGTACATAATGGACTTTAGATGTGTCAAGATCTGATAACTTAGTAGTTACATTCTCCCATTTCTGTAATGGTTTCTCAGAGTCTTCTGTAGTCGCATATTGAGCTGTACAATCTGAACACATAGAATCAAAAAGAGAAGCCTGCTCTTTGAAATCAATCAAATAAACCTGCTCCTCTTCTTTTTCCTTAGGTCGTCTACCCATATCAGCATCAAATATACTCGTTCGGAATCCACTATAATAATTAATCAACTTTGTACCATCTTCCTGATCGATATGATCTTCGTAATCCCAGAAATAGTTCTTTAATTCTTCTTTAAATATACGCTTAGAAAATGGCGTGAATACCTTAGCCTCCTCTACATACTGCTTATACATTTCCCATGCTGCTTTTAATGTGGTTCCGTCCTGCTTCTTAAACACACTATATGAGTCGCACACAAAGTTATAGAAATCGTTAGACGCTGACAACATATTCTTAGGAATATAATCGTCGTAATATTCCGTATCATCTTTGTAGACCTGTAAACAATGATATGCGATTGCTCCAAGTTCAAACGGTATCTGCTTAATAAGTCTACGATACTCCCTAACGCCAAGTTTTCGTCCAGATGGGGTTACATCAATCAAACGTCTTAACAAACCTGATTTACCGTCTGTGATTTTGACTGGTCTATTTGTACCAACAAATAAGAAACACTTGAAATGGGTCTCGTAAATACCCTTAAACTTTTCATTGATTGGCATCGTTTCGTGAGAGACAAGTGAGTTCAGTCTAGTATTATCTTCGATACGTGATAAATCACCATCATGTTGAATTGCAACCAACGGTGATGATTTAAAAGGTTCCAAAGCAAATGCGTTATTAGCCTGTCCTAAAGCTTTAGCATCAAACGAACAGTAATATCCATCGAATAATTGTTGTATCACATTTAATATAGTAGATTTACCGGTTCCGGCAGCACCGTATAGAACCATGAACTTCTGAATATAACGCGAGTCACCAGATACGATTGCTCCGATGACCCATTCTATTTTATGACGCTCTTCTTCATCATAAAGTGTACCGATAACTTTATTCCAAGCGTCAATACTGCCCTCAACTAACGGATAGTCAAGCTTCTTACTTGCATAAGATTCTCTTGTCAGTTCACTATTCGCAAATATGAGCTCTTCGTCAAGTTCATGATAGTTATCACGCATCTGCTTTTGGCAGTACTTATGGAACTTATCGATCATTCCACTGTCAGCATCCCACATGTGCTTAATAACTGGTTTACCTAAAATATGATCATTGTGGTCTTCAACCCATCGTTCCATTTCCTGATCGACAAGTCTTGTTACATCATCCTCGTCTGTAGACCATAACTTTTGTTCATCATCCCATATAGCATAGAAATCTCTACCTCTAATCATGAGATCTTTGGATTTCTTCATAATGAATTTAGGGAAGACTTCAGTGCACATTTCTTTTTCCTTCACTTTAGTAGCAATAGTCATAAAGTCTAGCATTTTAAGCCCTCCCTTCTTGATTTATAGTTTCATCTAGCATTATTAAATTTTCCTTTACATTATACGATTCAGATACCATAACATCTGAGTCCACGTACTTACATCTCGTAAATCCTCCTCTGCATGAGGGACAACAAATAATCCACCATGACCATCGTGTGTATAACGTCTATCTAAGAACCGTTCCACAATACGGTCTGCTTCTTCTTCGTCGAAGTTATTATCGGTCATCCCACCGAGTCCTAAGTTTGTTATCATACGCCAGAACCATTGAACTGTACGATCGCCTACAGCTGGGTCTGACATAATATCCTCACAACGATACGCTAAACCTAATATCATTTCGAGAACACTACACGGACCATCAAGTTCGTCGCCTATATCAATATGATTCTCATAAGCGAAAGTCCATCGCAAACCTTCTTCGCCGTCTTCTGTACGGTTTTCATCATCAGGTAGTTCCCAACGATACTCAACAGAATGTAGAAAATGCAATAACTTACGATATGAATTTTCCTCCGCAAATCTGTTATAACAAACCATGCTGTACATCCAATCGAAATATTCTTCTCTTAAATTACTCATCCTGCTCCTCTAAATAGTCGGAGAAACCGCGATACTCTTTAAGAATTTCATAATCGATCTTCTGTACGTCATTTCTTACATATACAGCATCTGGATCGTTCTCGTCGTCTCCGAAGTGTGCCATGAAGTCATCTCCGATGCAATCCTCTACGTTGCCGATAATCTTCTTGTTGTCATTAGTTACTGTTCCATCTGTCCAGTACCACAATGTGATAGTGATATTATCTGTAGCACCAAATTCGTGCCCCGGAATAATATGGATGTTCTCATTTTCATCTTCATCTGTATCTTCTCCAGTATTGTCAGTCACTTCTGTTTTCTTTACACGCTCTTCCGACTCTGTAGCATAATCATTTTTCTTGATTACTTCATTAACAGCTTTAAGATCTTCATCCGGTTTAGAAGCTTCGTCCATTTCTTTTTTTTTAGCGTAGACTTCCTTCACTGACTCAATCTCCTGCTTAGAGACCTCCTCATAGTGTTTCTTTACAATAAATATAGATGTTACTGCACCTACACTCGCACCGATCACAAAAGTTAATATGCTATTAATCATCGATTTGTTCATTATTCATTCTCCTCTTCTATTTCATCGACTCTGATAGTCATTACAGTTATCGCCAACCCACCGAAAAATACGGACATAGAAATAAGTATTCCACCAGCGATATGACGATTCTTTTTATTCTTTAATATACGACCTAAGACCGCAAAGTTTTTCTCCAATCTTTCCATACATACGCCACCCTTTCCGTATGAGTCTAAGATTCAAGCACAACAATACCTCCTACAAAACATACTCCTGCTAAAGTAACAAATAACACTGATAATCCTCGCATCATATGTCACTCCTCCTTTTCTGGCATAGCATTCTTGAAAATATAAGTTATTTCACCAAGTGTAATGCCTTTGATCTGTCCTAATCGAAACCAAGTGTCCACTGTAGCAATACCAACTCCAAGTCTTTCTGCAGTTTGATCCATTGTTTCAAATAAGGTATATAATTCTGTTATCGACTTATCCTCAAAATTATTTTCAAGAATAAGTATAATAAGCTCTCGTCCGGTCATGTCTGTCACTCCTTTCTAAAAACCTCGGCCGATGCTGTCAACACCGAACTGAGGGAAATCAAACATGTCACGATATGAATTTCCTGAATAATATGTATCCAAACCTACCATTCACATAGCTTTAAGAATGTTACCATCTACGTTGAAGTCCAGTAAAATATTTCTTTCAATACCGTTTACAAATCTACGAGTGGCTTCATCGTGAATATTGTAAATACCGAAATCGATTTTACTTACAATGTTCTTATCGTAAACCCAACCAATGGTCTGACCGTATGATGTTTTGTCAATACCAAGCATCTCGTATACATCGTTTAAGAAGAGGTAGCCCTGTTCCTCAAGACGATCGTTAGCGAATCTCTGCTGCTGTTTCAAGAACATAAGATTGAATTCCGGATTTTTTGTCCATCCACGACAAGTCTCGTCAAAGAACTTAGCGTAATCACTATAGCTATCAACATCGCATACATCCACGTTCTTTTTAACTTTCTTTTCTTTACCTGTCTTTTCGTCAACAACGGTTTCTTCTACTTCCTGCTTATGAATGTTGTATCTAAGCTCGCGGTCAAGCTCGTGACCGAAACGTTCAACAACTCTTCCACGATAATCATTGAAATTCTTATTCACCACTTCATAAGCTGCAGCAATTGCTACGTTACGTTTCTTGAGAATATTGTGTCCGGCAAGAATAGCTGTGATTGATAATGTTCCAAGTGCTATGGCTGGAGCATACAGTTTAAGAAGGGCAAGTCCTTTCTGTGTATACATGATAGTCAAATCTTTTTGATAATCTTTCTCTGTATACTTCTCAGAATACCCGTTTTCTTCAACATATTTTTTCGTCTTTGCAATGTGTTCTGTGTTCTCTGCTAACACCTCATCGATTTTAGTTGTAGCTTTACATGCCATAACTGTAGTAGCAATTGTTCCGCCAACTCCTGCAACTACAAGAATCTCTGGAGCATGTTTTTTCATTTTGAAGGCAAGACCGTTAAGAGATCTGCTCAAATTTGCTGGTAATTTAATGTTTTTCATATTTTTGCATCCTTTCTCAAATAAATTCTTTTACTTTATGTCCAGCTGCTTTTACGAACTGCACGACTGGAACTTCTAATTCTTCTAAATCAGATAACATTATGTATCCCCATTCCCATTCGAAAATATTGCAGTATCCATATAGCAGCCAATCTCCGTTTTCCTGCTCTTCACCCTCAGTAATAATCCATGTTCCAGGACCTTCTAAGTTAAAGAACATAGCTACGATTTCTGCGTTTATACCTTTCCCATCTTGTGAATCTAATGGGAACTTCTTAAAACGGTTTCGCAGCTCGTAAGTCATAAGTTTACTCATAATGCTACCTCCATTTTGAATTAATCAATCGGCATAGCTTTCGGTAACCGGATATAGAATCCGTCTCTACCTCTGATTACCTCTGCTGTTCTGAGATTAAACCAACCGTATTTACGAGCTGTAAACGGCGCTTGTAATCCTGCCAGGTCATACATGTCTGCTACTGTTACAAGACCAAATCCACGATCCCCATCTACAAGGTCCCGCATCTGATCAAGTACAAGTTCTGCATCACCACGAGAATCGAACGAAATATCGTCGTAATCGAATCGTCCAGCCATGTTTGCAGTCTTACGCGGTCTGTCGTTTCGATCGTCATAATAACTACGATATGGAGTTCTTCCATCGCTGCGACGCTTACCACCTTTTTCACCAAATAAGATCATTTCAACGACATCTACTACTGCTTTCTTAAACGTAGGAATAAGCACGTCCATAAGTACATAATTACCAACATTAGAAGCGTCATCTGAAACGATAAGCCCAGCAAATTTACGAACCTCATTCGGCTTGGTTTTGGCAGTACCAGTAATGATTTTATCTACCTTTTTCTCTTCTTGTTTGCTTTCTGATGTGTTTGTTTTCATTTTATATTCCGCCATTTATCTTCTCCTTAACTAATCATTTTGATTTCTCCAGGTAATGTCACCCTAGATCCAGGAAGTCTATTGTTCTGTTTCTTAAATTGATATGAGAGGTTACTCTTAGCTTTCTTAGCTGTTGGAGCCATAGTTTCGCCACGCCATTTTGAAGCCACCACTGTATCGAACAATAACACTGGTCCTTCATAAAAATACTTGTGCATCGATTCACCTCCCTTCAAAAGAAAAAGAGAAGACCGAGTATTTCTACCCAGGTCTCCTCCTGTGAACTTAATTATTTAGTTTCTTCTGGTTCTTTATCAATGACTTCCACGTCCTCTTCTGGAACGTCAATGACCTCAGATTCTTCCTCCGGAACATCGATGAAACCGATATGAAAACGTCTTTTCTTTTTCTTCGGCTTCTCTTCTTTGTTCACCTGCTCATCTTTGTGTTTCTTAATCTTGTTGGATACTGCTTTATACGCAGTTACACCACCTAAAACTAAAGCTCCACTGATAATGACTCCAAGTCCGAGACCGGATCTCTTTTCATCATTTTCTACCGTCTCATCGAAAGTTTCCATTGGCATTGTCTCCTCTGTCATTTCCATCTCTTCATTTCTTGTTTCTTCCATTTTAATATCCTCCTTATACTAACTTGTTATCAAGTTCTCATAACACCACATGTATTTTTCGCGAATTAACAAAGATTATCAAATCCGTATGTTGGTCTAGCCATAAAATCAACAACTATATACGCTTTACCATCGATAACCGTGGCTTCACTTAAGTCAATTTCAATGTCGTCTTTATCAATACGCCAGCCGATATCATCACTTACTCCTGTATGAGGAACGCCTATTTCGTCATAGAACTGTGACAAGGATATATACATTTCACTCATCATAGCTTTATTAAGTCTATTAACAGCCGCATCCAGATCATTCTTACTGGACTTAAATGGCTGATTACTCATCGCATCGATAAACCAAGTGTCAGTGTCTCCGTTCACAATAATCTGGGTTTTCTTCTCATCAGATGCGATATCTTTAACTTTATCTTCTGCAATCTTCTGTTTAATTTCTTTTACTTTTTTCTCTGAAACAACTTCTTTTGTCTTGTCTTTCAATTCTGAATAAGCTGTCTCAGAAATCTTGTACGCGGAATATAATGCTGCATGTCTACGTGAATGTACAGAATTAGCCCCAATCAAACATGCTGCAGACGCCCCAGTAAGAAGCGCTACAGGAAGATACTGTTTCCAAGTAACTTTAACAACCTCTACAGGTTTAAGCTCTTCAACTTTCTGTTCTTTTTTTTCTTCTTCGATTAACTGTAGTGCTTTTGGCGTGACTTTAATCCCAACAACTACTGCTGTACACATACCCGCAATACCAAGCCCCGTAAGAATTTCAGGACTACGTTTTTCTACTTTTTTCCATACCATTTTGAAACTACGTTTAATGCTTTCTTTACTCATTTTAAATATCTCCTTTTAATATTTTGCAAAAGAAAAGAGCCTAAGTCATTTTGACCCAAGCTCCCTGCTAATATTATTCTTCTTCTGAAGATTTTTGTCTCTCTTCAAGAATATCTGCTGCTCTTTGTGCAACTTCCTCATTCTGATCTTTGGCTAACAGAATGCTTACTACAAAGCTCCCTGCTCCACAAACCGCCGAAACTACCGTCAGCAGTGCTTTCTTGTTAATTTTCATTTTTGTCTCCTCCTTAAATAATATTTCATAACAGTCTTCGTTCCTTTCGCGAATCTGTCGTATAAAAATAGCACATAGTTCTGTCACCTACGTACTAAAATAAAAAGAGAATACTGTGTAGCTAGCCATTAAACTGCCAGTCCTATTTCATGACTAATGGATAGGTTCTAGACACCCAGAGCCATTAGTCATTTAATAGTTCATTCTCTCATAATAGCCCTTGTAATTTTCGCGAAAGAACAAGAGTCTAAGTCATTTTGACCTACGCCCTCGTCTACAGATTTACTGTTTTTCGAGTTTTTTAATTTTTCTTCCGGCTGCAAAAAGGCTTATAAGCATTAACGGATATACGATTACCGCACCGTCGATAGCTCCACTCAAAAAAGCTGCTGATGTTGCTTTGGCTCTTTTAAGTCTACTTTCATCATCACAGTTATCATAATAATAATCTGTTAACGCTTCTTGCATCATAGTTGCTAAATCCATATCAATTCCTCCTTAATTAACATTTAATCTGTTTCATAAAGGGGCGTGTAATTTTCGCGTCTATTGGTATTCGTCATTAAGTGCTTCTTCAGTTGGCATAAATGCAGTCTCAATAATATAACATTCAAGTCCGTCATCCATCGTTACTTTTCTATGATTAAAGTCAATCCAAAAAGTTTCATCATAGTACATATTCCAACCTACTTTCTCACCATTAGGTGTCGGATCTAGTCCGAGATACTCGTAGAACTCATTAAGACATACGCAACCACCTTCAGTAACAAAAATGCGATTCAAATGATACTCTGCCTGCAATACCTGTTCTAACGGAGCGTTAAAATATCGTCTACCGTATGCATCATAAAATAGTTTAGGTTCGCTATAATCGTCTTCTAAATATTGAGAATAGCATCCAAAACCGCTCTGAACATAAGGATATACTTCATGCGCATATTCAACAGCAAGTGCTTCGACTACTTTCTCATGCGCTTCTATACCATACAACTCAATAACTTTCTGACGATACTGCCGGTAGCTCTGTTCAATAAAAGCATATCCGCTTGCTAATGATGCCTGCTGTTTCTGTGATAATATATTAGCTCCAAATATACATGCGATTGTAGCCGCTCCGCATACTACTGACGGCAAATATGCTGGCGCTGTAGTCTTTATAACTTCCCATTTTGAAAGTTTCGCACATTTCTCTTTTTCAGCTTCGTCCATTAGTTTTAAAGCTTTTGGTGTTTCCTGTACTGCCATTACTGAAGTTGCGATAACACCAGCTCCACCTAAACAGGTAAGAATAATAGAAGCTGTATTCTTGCTAAATTTTGATTTTTTCATACCATTGTTCTCCTTTCTTTACTCAATTAACTTATCTATTTTGTATAAAACTGCCTCGCTAATATCACCTTCAAGACTGATGTTGAAAGTAATACGTTTATCAACAGTTTCGATACCTAGTTCCTTAATACGTATGTTTGGTTTGTGTCCAGTTGATTTATATATAGCGTTAGAAATCAACTTACTGACAATACCCCGCATCACCCTGCTGTGTAACTTGATTCTCATCTCATCCATGTCCTACCTCTACTAAAAAAAGAGTCCAAGTCGATTAAGACCCGAACTCTTTCGCCTTAATATTAACAGTTGTTACTAATGTCTTCTTCTAACTATTTCGGCTGCTCGTTTGGCTATAGCTTCATTTTGCGCTTTGTTAAGTAGTAGATTTACTACAAAACTTGCTGTTCCAAATACCGCTGAAAGTCCATTGAGTGCTATAGTTTTGTCGATTTTCATATCATTGTACCTCCTTAAAATATTTCATAACATCCTATGTATTTTTCGCGACTCAGATTATACGTCTATCAAAACTTGTTTCCCATCGTTCTCTGGGAATAGGCTTCATTTTCAATGCCCACATAATCTGCCGTATCGATACCGTAGGGTATAGCCCGTTTGATGATAGTCCGCCACGCTCTCTAAAGAATTGTCGAAACCTCTCGTGTAAATACAACTCATCCACAAGCCATGAATCTATCTCGCCCCACCATGTTCGTTTAGTAACAGGATCATAACGTTGTTGGATAACAGCTAACCCATCATCTCCTATTCTATATAAAGTACATTTGCTATAAACCGGATGATTACACTCGTAAACAACACCATATGACGCACGATATATCTCCGGTTTTTCGTAATGGTATCTCATTGTTACTCCTAAGAAAAAGAAGAGTCCTAGATTTTTCTAAAACCCCTCCATTTTGATTTGTGAACTACTTAATTACTTTTTTCTCTTTGGGAGAATATCAGTAATTGCAGCACGTGTCCACACATTCTTGAAGACTCCTTCTTCCTCATACTTCGCGGCAGCTTTTACGCCCCAAACCGGGATCATGATGCCACATGCAACGACCTGAACACCTGTCAAAATATTCTTAATAAGTGCGTCACGTTTATCGTGTTTCAACTGTTCTTCTTTCAAAGCATATTCAGCCTCCTTTAAAGCGTTCTCTGCTTCTTTGCTGTCATACTTCTCCCGAATCTCAACTTCTAAACGTTCCATAGCGTTATACTTATCAAGAAGTTTTGCCAAAGCTTCCGTAGCTGTCCCGTGTTCCTCTGATCCGACATCAAGGCGACTAATCTCCCCGATTGTACTTTGGATTTCCTCTTCTAATAATGCTTTCGTACTCATACTGTACTCCTTTCTTGAATCATAATTTACTAGTTCCATAAAAGCAGACGTTATTCTCGCGTAAGGATAATTTCATGCAGCAATTCTAAGTCCTGGTCAGTTGGAATACGTACATTAACAGTGGCAAGATCCGGTTGATCTTCCATGACAATTACTTTGAAATATCCGTGTCCAGTCTTATGTTTTCTGACAGTTAAACCAACGCACATTCCAATTACGATACCAAGTACCATCATCGATATGTAAATCATTTAATTACACCTCCTTTCGAAAGAAAAAAATAATAGAGTACGGAATCGAACCGTCGTGACATCATATCTGATACCACTGACCCAGCGTCTATTATTTGTAAACAATTGTTTCTCATAATATACCGTGTAATTTTCGCGAATTGTTTTCTCAAAAATCCAACCGGGAAATTTTCATATTCGAAATATAACATTGATTCTGGTCACCCCCGTACGAAATTCTAATCTAGGTTAGAAATCATTTTGAAATTAGTAACTGTATATGTTATACTGATAAGACAAAACACAAGGAGGTAACTGTTATGTCAAACACAGAAGCTTTAACTTTTATTGAGACATTTGAAGACATCGGTGATATATGGACCGTCGAGCAGGTGATGGACGTGTATGGTGATACTTCGTTAGACGATGCTATTGCAGATCGTAAGGCATCTTTAAGTCATCTTGTAGATATTGCAGAAACGGTATTGAATAGATAAAAAAAGAGCCTGAGAATATCCCAGACTCAATTCTGTTAAACTATTAAGGACGTTACTTTAATGCGTTGATAAGTAACATATCAAAGAATGCTCTATCTTTACACATACTTATTAGTCTCGCTTTGTCCGCTTCGTCCAGATTCATATTCTTAATTTTTTTAATCTGTTCGTTGTCTAGCGTGAATGCGAGTTTCTTAAGATCGTCCTTAGATGCGTTCGTTACAGATTCTAAATACTTACTGTAATCCATTATATTCACTCCTTTCTAGTTTTTTTTCATAATACCCCGTGTAAATATCGCGTTTTAAGGAGGTAACTGTTATGACTTTTGATTTCTGTACAACAGATGAAGAAATTATCGATTCTTTCCGCAACAACATACCAGTGTGCGAATGCGGCTCTCAGATGATCGAAGATGACCCGCGAGATACCTACATCTGTCCTAGCTGCGGGTATGAAGTACGCCGAGACGATTATGACCGTACTCACCCCTATATCGACATAATCAAAGACGATTGTGCTACTTGGTTTGATTTCCACGATGAAGAATATGGTGAGATTTACAGCGCATATGATTCCGAAGTTCCGCCGGGGCGTTGTACTTATTGCGGTGACTGTAATAACCCAGATTACCCTATCTGTTTGTCGACCTGTGAGGTGATAGCTAGCCTCTAGCTTTATTCAGCAGCCAAAAGAAGCATCTATACCGATCGTAATATATATCCTTACAGCATGGTATGTCGTAGTTAACCCTCAATAAATCATACGACATGTTTTCTGTAACACCTATTACAATGTATTTCGACAAAGTGTGGTCAGCTTCTTTGGCTGTTTTTTCTATCATGTTCATTCGATCTGCGTAAAAACTCCTAGCAATAGCTATCCTCTCAGTAGGACTTGATGCGTTGTATTTATTGCTACTAAATACGAAGTCGGATGTTCCACTACATAACCCACCTAACGAGTTATACGCTTGTCTCCATATTGGATACTGCAAGCAAAAATGTTTAAGCTCGTAGTATCTGTGTTTCTCAATCCAATATGGATTTTTCTTTGATAATTCTGGTCTTATTGTCGTTCCCATTTTGAATTTCATCTCCTTTCACTGAAGATGATAACTTTTATACTGTATTTTGTTAAAGCAAAGTAGGTGGGAAACGTAGGCGATGCCATCTACTCATAGTAGTCTCACTTGGATAGTCTTCAAATCCGAGTGTTTCGGGCGTGATCCATCCATTTGCTACACCAATTATGATTTCTCTTTCGTAATGCAAGTACGGCAAAAACTCTTTCGTTAATTCTCTATGTATCTTGTGACATTGTGTACATCGCATACGTCTTATCTTGATTATACGCTTATTACCTTCTTTTCCTTTCACTATTCTATGTACATGATCGTAGTATTTTAATTCTCCCGAACATACCGGGCATGATATTTCGCCTTTGTATATCATTATTTCCACTCCTTTCCAGTATATCCATATAATGGTATTTGAAAGTGTTTTTATGATTCAATAGTGAAATACTGGTAAAGCTGGAAATAAGTGGAAATATAAAAAGAGTACTCAACATATAGTTAAATACTCAATTAATATACAATATCATGTGGGGCGTATGGTTTCCTATTATTGAATGTTACACATGCATCGTTTGCGCTTGCGACAGAAATGCATTTTAGCAGCGTACCTACCGTCTGGATCTCTCCTGGTTCCAGGAATACTTGAGACCCTCCCATAGAAGCTGCATACTCGGAAGTTGACACTTCATCATCAAGTGATATAGTTCCGTTTTCTAATGCATCAAAGATTAACAGCATTGTCATGATCTTTGTAACACTTGCCGGTGGCCGTGCAGTATCTGCATCTTTTTCAAATAAAACCGTTCCCGTAGACATTTCCATAAGAATACCAGACGGCGCACTTATTTCTACTTCTTCCGCGTGGACTACACTTGTCGGAAATGTAATCCTATACAGCAGAAAAACACTCAGCAGAATCACTGTAAAACCTTTCTTCATCTGCAATTCCCCCATGGACTATTCTTTTACCAGTATAGTAGCGATGGAGGGGAAATATGTCTGGAGAGAATTGACTTTTCAATTTTACAGGCGTATAGTAGAAGTACTGTCCATTTTCTATGATTTCAGAAAAATGGAATCTAATATTAGGAGGTCAAAATGAGCTCACGCACTTATTACGATATCTTAGGTGTATCCAGAGAT